TTTCAAAAAGAAAATTGAATCAACCAACGGTAATGTTCATAATGATGATTTAATGAACGTTGAAACTCTATTTGAAATATTTCTATCGTGGGAAGAAATTACTATTAGTAACGAACAGAGTGAGAAATGGACAGAAAATTTTAATGAAAATATCTCAAAAGGAGTTACGAAAGATGGATCATTTGAAAAGGGTAACGAACAGAGCGAGATTGAAAGGCTGAAAGAGGAGAATCAAGGATTAAGACTTCATAATGAACACGCTATTGCACAAAGAAATTCAGCTTACGCAACAATTAAGCAGATGGAAGAGGAGAATTGGCGTTTAGAGGAAAAGGTTGAATTTGATAAAATGGCTTATGAAAATAAAATCAAGCAACTCGAAAGCAAAGTTGAAGATCAAAGTAAAGAGATAACGCATTTACTTGACGTAAGGTTACAACTCGAAAGCAAGTTAGCTGACTACAAATCTGCCCTAATGAAATTCTACACTCCTGACATGCCTGAGGATATGCTTAGGTTGTTGGATAAGGCAGAGCAGAAACAGAGTGAAGGGCAAGATGAGATGTGGGAAGACATTTACAATTATCTTGAATATGAAAATGAAATTAAATTCAATGAGTTAAAATCCAAATTCAAGTTAACGAGGCAGTGAAAAGTAATTGCATCAAGTGAAAAATGATTGGCTATACCCTATAAGGCTATAGCCTGATGAATGATTTGATTTTTAAGGCTATAACCTGATATTACTTTAGCGACTTAAACTAACATAACAAAATCAGTATTTTACTTTAATGAACTATTTCGAGCACGAATATATCTCAGCATCCGACATCAAAAAGTTCATCAAGCAGGTGAATGGCAATGCTACGCCTGAGCCAGAGAACCTGCAAGAGATATTTGACCTCGGCACCCTCATCCACTCGATGATACTCGAGCCTCACTATGTTAACAAAGAGGCCGATCCAGAGGACTTGACACTGGCAAGGAAAATGAAAGATACCTTTTTCAAAGATGCAATTTGCCAGATGATCGTTTCTCGTCATGACTTCATCAGAGAACACGAATTTTATGGTTCCGTGGAGGTTGGTGGCATGCGATACAATGCCAGGTGTAAGTGTGACGGTGTAAGCGTAGGCATGTCCACTATTTTAGAGCTGAAGGGGCTATCAATTACCAACAAAAAAGCCTTTGATGCGAGCATAGATATGCTTAACTATGACCTCGCAGCCGTTCATTACATGCTTTGCACGGGCGCGAAAATGATGCTCATCGTGGCTATCTCCAAGAAGAAGCCCGATCTGATGTTCAAGAAGGTTATCAAGAAGCATGACGAGGTATACGCATGGGGCGAACACAAATTAATTCAAGCAATGGAACAATGGAGAGACTTGTCTCCGGAAGATATTAAATTAACGACAAAATGAGCCACACCGAAATCTTAGCATTTGCCGACTGGCTATGCTCCAACTACATGCGCCTCGAGTACGATGCTGGGTTTGTAGTCTACACCAAGCAAGTAGGCGAAGAAGAGTACACCATCGAACAACTATTTAAACTCTGGAAGGAGGAAGTGTTATGACGTTGCGCGAATTTTCCGAATACTACAACATGACAAAGTATGCCGATATACCTGTGCATGCCAGACCTAACCGTAAGTTCTCTGACAATTCGGCAAATGAACTTACAAAAAGCATCTTGGCATATTTTGAGATGGTTGGCGTAAAGGCATGGCGTGAAAGCTCCGATGGCCGATATCTGCCAGCACCAGAGGTTAAGAACATAATGGGACGCACGGTGACTCTCGGTAGAGGCAAGTACATTCCCCGTAGCAAAGGAGCAAAAGGTATGGGTGACATTAGTGCCGTGATCGATGGACTATTCACGTCATGGGAGGTGAAGTTCGGCAAAGACCGGCAGTCAGATGTGCAGAAAGAGACACAGAAAGAAATTGAGAACTCAGGTGGCAAATACTACATTGTGAAAACTTGGGAAGATTTCATCTTTCAAGTGGAGCCACTGATAAAATCAAAAACGCGACCACTATCTGTGCATCGCGTCTGATTTAAGTAACCGAACATCAAAGCGAAATGAAGTCAGGTTGAATCAAAGTTAAACAAAATAAAATAAACTAACCATGAGAGAGATTACATTTGATCAGGAAGCACTCAAAAAACTCCAAGACGGGGTGAACAAAATGGCCAAGGCCGTGACCGTAACACTCGGTCCTGGCGGGGCAAACGTAGCCATGGAACGTCAGCCAGGCCAAAGCCCACACATCAGTAAGGATGGCGTGACTGTCAGCCGTGATATCTTCTTGGATGATCCGATTGAGAACATGGGTGCATCTGTGATCAGAGAGGCCGCCAACAAGACCGCTGAACTCGGTGGCGATGGAACTACTACATCGGTACTGTTAGCTCAGGCAATCTTCAACGAGGGAGTGAAGCAAATTGCCGTTGGCGTGAACAGGATTGACCTAAAGAAAGGAATTGATATCGGGGTGAAAAGAGTTGTGGAAGAACTAAAAAAACTGGCTACCCCAGTTGAAGGTGATGATATTCTTAAGGTGGCAACCATCTCAGCGAATGGGGATACCGATATAGCCAAGTTGATCAACGAGGCAATCGGACAGGTCGGAAGAGAAGGTGTTGTGTCGGTTGAAGATCACCAAGGCGTTGACTCCTACGTGAAGAGAGTGGAGGGTATGAACTTCGACAGGGGATATCTTTCTCCGTACTTTGTCACCAACCACGAAAAGCAAGAGGTCGAGTTCCGGAACTGCGAGATACTGATCTACGATGGAGTCCTCGACAATATCAAGATGCTGACTCCTTTTCTCGATAGAATAAGGAAGCGTGGAGTGACTTATCCATTGCTGATCATCGCCACTGATGTAACTGGTGACTGTCTGGCAACGCTTGCCTTGAACCATTTGAAGCAGAACATATCTGTTTGCTGTGTTCAAAGTCCTTCACCAATCGGTGACGTTAAGAAGGAAGACCTGCGCGACTTTGCTGTAGTTACCGGGGCAAAAATCATCACCAAAGAAACAGGTCTTACGCTTAAGACAGCCGATGCCGATGTACTCGGTAAGGCTGATCGGGTAAAGGTTACAAATTGGAGAACAACCATCATCGGTGGCCATGGGGATCCTGATGAGATTATTGACAGGGTTAAATCGATTAAGTCTCAAATGGAAGACACCAACGAACAAGCCAAGGTTTCGTTAAAGGACAGACTTGCTCGATTGGTATCCGGCATCGCAGTGATCTATGTCGGTGGCACCACCCAGGTAGAGATTAAGGAAAAAAAAGATCGCATTGACGATGCTCTTCAGAGCACCCGAGCAGCATTGGATGAAGGTATCATCATCGGTGGTGGTATCGGTTATCTGCTTACATGGAGTAAATATACTCCTACACCGACAGACATGAATAGAGATCAATTCATAGGATCAAAGATAGTATGGGATGTATTGTTAACGCCAATTAAAACCATTGCTGAGAATTGCGGTGTAAATGGTGATGTTGTGGTTAACAATGTGCTTACCAATTCAGGTGGTATTGACAATTTTGGATTCAATGCAAAGACACAGAACTACGAGAATCTTATTGCCGCAGGCATCATCGATCCATTCAAAGTAACTCGCCTTGCACTCGAGAACGCAGGCTCAGTCGCGGGCATGCTACTCACCACCAAGGCCGTAATCTTCAACGCTAAACCAAAGACTGTATGAACTTCGAACCAATAGGAGATAGAATATTAATCAAGCCAAATCCTAAGACAGAGGAACTTGCCGGTCTTGAACTTCTCGAGGGTGATCGTAAAGAGGATCCAATAGGTACTGTCATGGAAGTCGGTACAGGTGTGCCCCTATACAACATCAACCTGAAGGTAGATGCCGTGGCCACCCAAGAAGTAATGGATCAGATCGAGCGTGTCGTTAAGCTAATTGAGACAGGCAGAACAATCAAGTTCGCACCTGGCGATATAGTGATGTACGGCAAATTTGCAGGCACTCGAGTGGTGCTTGACGGTGAGGAGTATATTATCATTAGGGAACAAGATGTCTTCGGAAAATTTAAACAAGACTAAAATGGAAGTACAAGGGAAAGTTATTAAAGTGCTACCATCACAGTCTGGTAGTGGCGCGAAAGGACCATGGACAAAGCATGAGTTCGTAATTGAAACGGAAGGCCAGTATCCTAAGAAGATATGCCTTCAGATGTTCAGCAAGGGTGAAAGTACCCTACAGGTAACTGAGGGTGACACTATCAAGGCATCAGTCAATCTCGAGAGCCGAGAGTATAATGGGAAATGGTACTCAAATATAAGTGCATACAAACTCGAGGTCACTGCTTATGGAGCGAAGACTCCAAAGAAAGGTGCACCTGTCAGCGATGATGGTTTTGGTTGGAATGGATCAAGAACTGTAAGTCCACCAGCAAGCGACACTGACGACTTGCCATTTTAACCCTGCATATAAATCTCATTCCTTCTCTTCCTTTCTTCGGCCCACTTCTGAATGTACTTTGGAAGTGGGCCTATTAATGGGCGCACATCTTCCTTGGTGAAGTAATCCCACGGATTGTAGTAATCGTGGTTGGCAAGCCTCCTGTCGGCCTCCGAGAACTGGAACACATCCACCAGCATGTTTTTAACCTTGGCCTTCATGATCTTGAAGTCGCGCACAAAGCCAACATGGTACATAATGATCTTGTCAACGTAGTCGAACGACAATGGCACCACCGAACAGCTCTCGGCATCGTCAACACATCTGAATGTAGGGATATTGCGGCCAAGCCTGATGACCTGGTGGCTGCATGGCTGATTCCTAGCGATGAGTTCATGATAAGCGTCACCCCAAAGGTTGATCCTGGTGATCATAAATCCTGATGCGTTAGGTTCATTGATAGCCTGCCGAATGAAGGGAAAACTTTGTTCAGCTATCACCTCATCACATTGAACATAAATAGCGAAGTCTGTGTCCAAGTTAGCTAATGCAATGTTACTGAAGTGGCTAAGGCGATCTCTTCCCTTGAAGAGGTCTTCATGGCCACCTAGTAAATTCCATAACGTATCATCAAGAACAATCACCTTGGTTTTCTCATCAGCCAAGCGTTTTACTTCTTCCACAGTTCCGTCCTCTGTCTGAATGGTAACCACTACTACCTGATCGCACATGTCTTTCAGGTTCTGGATTGTCTCGCGGTAACAATAGTCAAATTTATTACCGTTCATGATAAATGTACATCCTCCTAATGATGCCATGTTAGTAGAATTTATTTTTTAAGTCAATGTTTTCGTACTCCTTCAATTTATTCTTTACAAACTGTTGTCTCATCTGAATCTCACCAATGCGGTCACCGTGCTTGTTCCAATCCCACGACATCCGAAGAAGGTGATCAAATGCACCGTAGCGCATGCCGATTTGATCTCGATCCATGTCACCAGGGATGCGATGTATTGGATGGATGTCAAGTCCAGCCATCTTTATGTTCTCGTAGAACTGAGATCCTACATCGTATGACCAGTCCTCCTCTTTATTTCTGAAATAAGTGATTCCGTGATCGCGGCATTTCTCGATGTCGAATAAAATAAACCAAGCACCTATTCTTGCCTTGATGGGTGAGTTAAGGATATCACCATCGATAAAATCTCCACAGGCAACTATTGTCTGATCAAACCAATCGATGAAGTCGTACACTCTTCCATTGAAAAGAATATCAGTATCCACAAGTAAACAATATTTTGTCGAAATGGACGGATAGCAAACATTAATCGCAGACTCATGTCCGATGTTTGTTACCGACTTTAAAAAAGGAATATTATTATCAATCAACCACTCCACCGTTCCGTCAGTTGATCCGTTATCCCAAAGACAAATCTTTAGCGGATCACCATTGTAATGATGGTCTAAGTATGACTTTAACATCAGTTCAAGAACTTCTTTCTGATTCCAAGAAATCGTCAATAGAGTTATGTTTTTCATAACTTCTTCACGATTACCAATCCGCATGAATTGAATACAAACTCAATCTCTCGCTCGAATGCATTGAGTGAATACTTCTCTCTTTCATTTACTTTATTCGAGCATAACCAGTTCTGATTGACTTTGCCGCCCATGTTTACCTCGTCAACCATCTGCTTTACTCTTGATATCATCGACACACCATCCTTACTCCATTGACCAAAGTAACTGCACAGGAGATCCTCACATACGTAGAATCCTCCCGAGTTAAGGCTTGACCACAATTTTTCAAAGGTGAGTATTTGATCCTTACATTGGTGGCTGCCATCATCGATAATAATATCCATTGATGGGAAGCGAGCCTTGAACATGCTCAGGCTGTAGCCAGAACTTTGGTCGGTGATATCGGTTATGATCCTGTCCTCATTGTGCTGAGAACAATCTTCAATATCAACACCATAGATCGTTGCGTTCGGAAAATATTCTTTCCAAAGACGAAGCGAGTCACCGTGGTAAATACCGACTTCTAATACCTTTATAGGAAGATGTCTCATCGGCTCAAAGAACAACTTGTAATAAGGTGTGTAATTATGGCACTGGGAGTTTTTATCGGTACCAGTGGCAATAGCGATTTCGTCAAGGCTGCGCATTTTAATACCCGTGATTTGGTGGTTGTGGATTTAATACTGTACTTCCTGAATTTTTTAATTCATAAATCATATGCCTGTACTCCTCCTTATGTTCAAGCAAATACTTTGGGAATGTCTCATCGAGTGGTACCATCTTCCAGTGGTCTTCTCCCCAGATCGATTGACCAGTTTTAAATTTCTCGAGTAAAATTTCTCTATTAGCATGTCTCTGCACTGCCTCTTCCTGATGGGAGAACGATGCGAACTTCTCGAGAATAGCATCGACACCACCTTGGAACGACCAGTGCCAGCCAGCATCAGCAAGTGTGAACTCAGCACCAGCGTTACGAATCTGATCGGGGGTTCCTCTCTTCAGGTCGGCACCCATGAATATCTTGCCGATGTGCCACTCACCCTCGAGGCAATTGAGGTAGTAACCGTACTTTTTCATCTCAAGATTAGCAATCCCTTTCTTCGGGTAGCGCATGATTGCGTTCTTGCTGACCACCTCATCTACATCCGTGACGATGCAAATGTCATCAGGCCGAGCGTTCTTCATGACCGCCATCATTGCATTGCGCTGATTTCGCTCATTGACCCATGGATCTTTGTCTGGCTGCGCAGGTGACCATACAACGTGAGCGATGTTGAATTCCTTGAATTGATCCTTGACAGCATCAAAGTATAACGGTTTTTCGTCACCCTTGAAAGTATACTTTGACTCCACAAGGATGTGAACAATGTCGAGTCCGCGAGTTTCTTCCAACCGTAGTTTAAGAAGGTCTAACTCATTGAAAAAGGTAAAACCTGACCAAATCATAAAAGTTGTTTTTTAATTGCTGCTACTACTTTCTCTGTATCTCCTATGGTGCAAGGAGGCATTGCTGGGTCAACTTCACAATCCTGGCCTCTGGTGCCTGGCTTCTCATGCCAGCAGTGTTGCTTGCCTATAGGGCATTCTCCTTGGATGACGATGACCTTTGAAAGGTCTGGATGAATGTACTCTGGGTTTACTGATCCAAAAAATAGAACGCACTTCTTATCCAAGGCAACAGCTATTGATGCTGGCCCCGAGTCAATGCCAATGAACAAGTCGCAACCGGCAATCAGATACATCATCATCTGCTCATTAGGGCAGTTGAACTCTAACCCTACCTCCTCATGCTTTCCTTTGCCTATCTGGATGACGGTGTAACCCATCTTTTCGAGCACCGTCTTTATCCTGTAGAACGATACGTTGTGAATGTTACGATGTGCAGTGTCTCGGTAATCGATGTGCATCACCACGTACTTCTTGAATATTTTGTTATGATCGTTAGTCTCCCACTTCAGGTGTGGGTTCCTCAACTTATAGTCTGTCACACCGCACATTTCAAAGTATGACTTGAGGTGGAGCTGTTTAGGCTTCACTTCATATGACATATCTAAGTTGATTACGCGATGCTTTATTGTTTGATCGAAGTCCTTGTAGTTCTTAATCGGGAAAAAGTGTCTGGCAAAGACTAATGAGTAGTCGGAATCAATGACTATTTCATGCCCCTTGAAGAAGAAGTAATCGAGGACAGGCTCCAAAGCAATGACATCACCTAGGGCACCCTTGCGCCTGAAGACTATTGGTTCCTTGTATGGCTGATGAAATTTGCCGTGGAATCCAAAAGTTTTGTCTTTAGGTGCATTTAGTTCGTAGGAGAATCTCTCAGCCACGTCATCGGGGGCAAATACGATGTTGTACTTATCCTCCAGATATCTTCTGTAGGCTCGGCAGATGGTGTCATCCTCTGGATGGTAATTGCCAATGTGTGTGTCCTCGGCAAGGATGGTATGTAGTCTCGTGGAACGGAGACTGAAGCCACCGTTTCCGACATTGCGTCCATCTATGTATTGCCATGGTGCTCCGATGTAGTCATACTTAAGCCAATCGTCACTCCACTGGTCTGCATCGAGCACGTATCCATCGTGCTGAATAACCAAGATATGTGATGTGTGCCACTGATAGTTGCCCAACTTCTTGAGCATGAATGAAGAGTAGTCTTGTTTGGATGTGAGGCGATGAATCTTTTCTATTCGATAGTCATCCGATGGAAATTCCACATCGGTGAAGAATATTACCTCGGCAGGTTTTATTTGTTGGAGAGTCTTTTGGATTGCGCTGATGGAGTCACCGTAAGAGACTGTATCGGCAACAACTACGGTAACATCGGGAAGTGTCTTCATTCGGTAGTGGTTTTGGGTGAGACTGTTGCTTGAGTAATATATGGTGCATTACAACTACAGGAAGGTATAAACGGTGAGTGCACTCTTTGGCATCGTGGACAAATCCAACCTATAAGTGGTGCTGGGCTTGGAATGCTTACAGGGGTACCACCAAATTTACACGTATTTTGACCACAAGGTGCACTGCTATTTTTATAGACACAAAATTGACCTGTATTCGGGCAAATCATTGGTTGGCTAGTTTATCGACCATATACTCGAATGGCTGTTGAAAATAAAAGTCGTATGCATCCTTTCCGCAGGGAATCACGTTGGGGAGATACTGGCAAGTCTCGAGGATGCGTGGTACCTTGACCGCCTCAGCAATAGAAAAACACAAGCTCTGATTTCCGATGAATAGTTTTGCTGATCGTATCACGGACGCAAGTTCGTAAAAGTCTTTAATAATCAAACGTGGGATGTTTAGATTGAACTGCTGGCAGAATATTATCCACTCTTCCTTGTGGCCAGCAAAGATGATTCGTTTCTCGTACTTCTTCAGGAACGCATAAGAGATAGTTGGATTGATTGCCCTCTCTGTTCTGTTGACAATGATCGCATCGTGTGGCACAAAGTCATCCACCTCCACGTCAAGCCATGGCTGAGATAAGTCGCAAGTCATGTCAGGATAGACATAAAAGTTCCAACGGAAGATGTTGCCGTAAGGCATGCTGATTGGATAAGTCTGGTGCTTGTCTAGGTCTATTAATGAACCTTGATTCTGCGCATACCACTTGGCGGCATACTCGAAGTCATCCATGTTTTGGAAGGCATCGATCCACTTCTTAAAGTATTCCGAGTGCTCCTCGTTGATGTCTCTTACTTTGGAAATGTATTTTTGGCTTAGCAGAAGTGGCGAGAGCATATCGAGTGTCTCCTTTGTAAGGGTAGATTTTGATTTTCTACCCTTGGCGATGATCTCGCTTACCTTCCACTCTACATCGAGTCCCAAGAAGATTTCTGCCGTTGTATTGAGGCGAGTACAAATTTCTTTGATGCCTGCCATCGCATTAATCAGATCGCCAGGGAAGAGGGAAAACTTAAAAGGAATCGGCTTGTTTGGCATTCGAAATATTTTTAACGACCTTTAGACTTTAAAATAAAAAATTATGGCATTAGCAATCAACCTCCAAGTGTACCGTATCGAAAGAAACGTAGATTCATATGGTACGTGGTTCGTAACAGACTCCTATCCGTTTGTCTTGACTACGGATGAGATAAATGCGATGTATCCTGTGAACGTGCGCGGAGGCCAGAGCATATATGGTCTTCCATACCTTTACGGAAAAATTATTCTCTCTCAGCCATGGCTTCAGCAGGAGTTGTTCGTTCTCGATACAATCGCGACCCTCCAAGCAAAGACGGTTGCTTAATAATTGATTCCCAAAATAGAGGGCTGATATTAATTTACCAGCCCTCTTCCCCAATACTCTCAACATTGTCGGTTAGTTTACGGCCTGATCACGGGATGATCGGGCTTTTGTCTTGGTCAAATGTATAAAAAATTCTTTTATAAAAAAATACAAGATTTTTAGTATCTTTGATTTATGGAGTTACTCGACTATCACATTATCAAGGCAGACAGCATCTACGACACTCGCCCGACAGAAACTGGACTGATACGACTCAATACAGCGTGGTACAGAGAAGAAAAGGAACTTGATAGGTATGAACGCAAGCTACTGACAGGGACGATTGTAGCTAAACCAATTGGCTACAGGGACACGAATTACATGCCCATCGACCCAGGCTTCCCTAACCCCAAAATATTCATTGGCCATGATGCCATCCAATCCCAAAGGAATCAAGGTGTTCAACCCGAGTGGGACAACACTAAATATCATCCAGGTATTTGCGAGCGAATCAACTACGCAACTATTGCCGATTACGGGACTACCATCGACTGTGAAGTGGGTGAAAAAGTCTACTTCCACCCCTCTGTTACTGAACCAGAGAATCTCATTGGCGATGACGAGTATCTGGCAACCGTAGATCAAATCATCTGCGCTGTCGGTAAGAATGGAGACATACGTCCGCAAGGCGGGTACATCCTTGTAAAACCTAATCTCGAGTCAGAAGATGAACTTAAAAGTGAGACAGGGTTGATCGTTAAGGATGAAGTCGAGGCTAAACTTTACGAAGGAACAATCGCATTCTGCCGTAAGGGTTTTGATTTGAAATCCGGAGATGTGATCTTATACCAAGAGGCATCGGATTGGATTATTAAAATAGAGGGAGTGGATTACTACGTCATGCTTGAAGAAAATATATGGATGCGCAAAAAATAATTTTCTGGGCTGTCTTTACTATCGTATTAGGCGGTGCCTACTTCTTAGGACGCTCCTCGGCCAATCAGGATGCCCTGCTTGCCAAGTACAAGGCAGAAGCAAAGTTCCATGAGATGAAAGCCAAGGCATGGGAAGACTCGGCAGCACGTAAAGACAAGTTCATTGCCGATCTAACAAAGGACATCTCTAAACTTGCCCATCAAAGTGACTCTCTTTCCAAGATAGAGCACGTTGTGGTTAATCATATCACCTTCATGCCAACGATAAAATACAAGGCCTCTCAACTCGATTCATTATGGCAAAAAAGATACTCGCACTAATCCTCACGCTTGGTGCCTTCGCTGTACAAGCTCAGGACTCAACGGTATGCACAACGCTCAGGATCGGAAGGCTTATCCAACGCGACTTACAGATCAAAGACGCTCAGGATACGCTCATCAGAATTCAGGAGAAACACATTCAGGGATTGACAAAAGAAATCAACAAGTACGATTCAATCTCATTACTTAAAGGGCAACAAATTGTTGCAAAGGATTCTGTTATTCAGAACCTACACAAAGCAATGGACTATAAGGATGAGATTATCGTAAAACTATCCCACAGGAAGGCCGTCCGATGGTTTTGGATTCCTGTCGCCATCTTTGTCGGATGGTGCGCTGGAAGATGAACCCAACTTCAATTGAATAAGTTGTGATGCGGTAACTATACCAAGGCACACGGATACAAATACCAACCAAGTAGTTATAATAGAGTCAGCATTTTCATGATTGGTGTGTTTGACGCTTAGTATTCCAGCCATTATCACTCCGAAATAAGCAACAATCTTTCTTGCGCTATATCCACCCTGCTCAGTAGTAAGTGAATCAATAAGACCATGGAAAAATTTAACACCCTTCACGAGTAGTCCCAGCGTACCTAGTATGCTGATGACAACAGCTATCGCCATCCAGACTTTCATCCTGTAATATAACTCATGTAGAAGTAAACCGAGAACGTGGTCAGTAGCCACCACAACTTAAAGAACAATTCTCCCCATACTCCGATGGCAAGGAAAGCTCTGTCAAATATGCCAGGATTGTCAACAGTGATGTAGTACCATTCCTTTTTTCTCAGTATGTTGAGTAAATAATCAAAAAACAATCCAAAGATTCCCCACATCAATAAAAACGGCTGCCAGCAGTATTTCACCGGTTCAATGTACCATACTATAACAGAAAGCACAGCCATCAACGCACCAGTAATTGCGGTATGTAGCGAGTGGTTAGGCCTTTCATTATGAATAACTATTGTCTCGTAGTCCAAGTACAATCTGAATAACAAAGGCACAAAAAGTAATGCGAGACTGATAGGCTGGATGCCAAAGTCAGGTTCCATTCCAATGAAGATGAAGGCTGTCATATGTGTAGATCAAATGGTATGTAGTGAATCTGTTTGTTCTCGTCAACGTACACACGGAGAATTTGCTTTCTGTTCGCTCTGTGTGATGTGATGCTGGCGTGAACCCATGCAGGGACAACTGTGGATCCGTATTCCCAGAGCAATTGATCGAACTCAAGGTGGTCTCTTACGAACTTAAATATATCGACAAGCCTTCCTGTCGAATACATATCGACAGCCTGTCCGAGCACATGTTGACTTGTGTTGCTACTTCCTGGCGTATTGCCATTCAATTCAGCACAACGAAAAAAACTAGATGCTGTTAATGGCTCATTGATGAATTCCCTCACTGGATCGAAAATATGAGTAGCGGTGTACTTCATATCCTCGAGAACTTCATCGCTTGGAATATTGATAATACCTAACCGTTCTGCATTCTGTGAATGGATGGCCTCACCATACGAGCACCACTTACTTATGTGGTCGGTGAGATTCATAACTTTCTTACATCAAATGCGATCTGCATTTTCCGTACAACTTCTTCGGCTAGTTCGCGTGTTGTCTCGCGGTGTGTCTTCAGGTCGTTTTCGTGATCTTCAAGTTTCTGTTCATGAAGTTGAATTGCTGTGTGGTGTATTTCCAATTTCTCTGCATGCTTCTCCACGTTCTTCTCCATCTTCGTCAACATTCGCCACACAAGAAGGCATAAAATTGTTACTATTCCGCTGAATACCCAATTGGGGTTGAATGATCCGTTGAGAAATGGTTCCATAAAATTTTAAACGTGTAGGGTGAAAGAAATCTGACTTGAGGCCGTGCTTACATCGTAGGAGACAGGTGCTCCGCTATTAACGAATGTATCTCCAGCAGGAAATGTTTGTTCAAGAAGAACAGCCGCAACGGATGCGCTAGTATTATGAGCTTCAATCGAAGAGTACAAAGGCTTAACCCTGTTTGGAGTAGCATTGCTGAGGGGAGATGGCCATGCCGCCTCAACAGTCAAAAGCGTGTCCGAGTTAACCTGTGTTATCTTTCTGCATACACCATTACCGTCAGCGATAAAATCTCCAGGTGTATAATAGGAAAGAAACGTTGTTCCCGTTCCTACAACAACGGTTGGCGTTCCTGCATTGGTGGTGATGGTGCCAGGGTTTCTCGTTGAGTCAGTGACTGGAAGTGGTATGCATCCTTTTATTGGGAATGTACCAAGCACAGGGTGAACAGTTGTCGAGTTGTTACCCATAACGAGTCTATAGGTTTCAACTTCTTTATGAAGGGCGTATGCTAATTCGGCCATAATGCTTGGTTTTTAACAAAGTTAAGTAAAAAGTTAATGTTTATTTTCTCAAGTCTTTCTTCAGTTTATTAAAGGTACTATCCATTGGATGCATGGCCTCCTTAAATGGCTTCATTATCTGTTGTCTTAATGATAATGATTTCTTTTGTTTTTCTGGTTTCTCTGGATAATTCTGAACTCCAACACCAAAGAACGCAGGAATGGCCGATGTTAAGACTCCAGTGGCTCCTTCGCTCTTATAAATTGAGTGGATGTCCTGAATGTACAGAGGAGTAACTGTTTTAAGCAGTTCTGAGTCCCAAGTAACAGGCTGTCCAACCATATCTTTTCCCGTCAATAGATCAGCAGCGGCTCCCAATGCTGGCGATAATTTACTTCTTCCGAATCTTAATAAAATGTCAGCCCTTGTTTCTTGTGGCTGTACAATTTTTCCATTCTTTTCATGTGATGTCAAAGATTGAATCTTACCTTTTCTTTTAACCTCACCTGTTGCTAACTGACCAATCAATCTAATGATTGGTTGGAATCCAGCGAGTATGTCATAACGTGTATCGCCAAATTTGAACTTACCAAAATCAGTGCTACGAGGATCTTTTTCTTCCTCGGCTCCTGCCGCCGACATCATCATCGCTGTAATGGCATAAAATCCAAGAAATGAAAGCATATTTTTCATTGCCATTATCCTTACAGGTTGTGGCATCTTTGCATAGGTTACAGGATTCAAAAGATTAATCCTTGATGCTACATATCGTGGTGCAAAAAATACAGTATTTAAAACTGTTGCAGAGTTTTCTAGTGCTCCTAACTCACCCCTACCACTAGCATTATTGATAAATGATGCCCATGCTTTATATACCTCTGGATTATTTTCAATTGTGATTCCCTGATCTTTTAAATTATTTACACCATAATTAAAAACATCGGCTCTCAACTTATTCAAGAACCCAGTATAAGCCCTGTTACTACCAGCGACTAATTTTCCTAAAACAGGAATTTTCTCAGCTAAATTAGACATGAAAAATTCTTCTCTGGCAGACAATGAAACGCTTGGCTCAGATAGGAATAATTTCGATTCCTTCATTAATTGATACTCATCAGTCATCCTTAATTCATGAAGCCATTGGGATGCTCTTTCTTTTGAAAATGCTTGTCTAACCATTTCAACAAAAGATTTACCTCCAATTACAGGATTACCAGCACTTAATATTATTCCTTGCCTAAGTGGGGCCGACATATCAATTGATGCTAACAAAGACTTTGGAAGATTAGAAATATCCAAAGTTGCATCCCAAGCCTTTTCAGACTTCGTTCTATTAGCAAGTCTGTTTTTCTCTTGCTCAATATCAAATTGTTCTTTGATCTGATTCTTTTGAATCTTCAGTCGTTTCAATTCTTCGTCTACAGAAGTTTTCTTTGGCTCTTTTTTTACAAAGTCTTTTTCTTTAATTCTTCTTTCGTATTCGGAGATCGATTTACGAATTGCTTTCTTTCTCGATTCTCTTCTTTGCGCCTCTGCTACACCCTCGCTTTCCTTCAATTCATTGTAAATCTTTTTGGCCTGATCTCTTTGTTCCTTTACTATCTTTAATTCTTCTGATTCAGGAAGAGGCTTCCCTTCTCTTTTATAGAAATCTTTTTCTCTGATTCTTCTTTCGTATTCATAATGAGAATTTTCGGCAGCCTTGATTGCATTCTTTAATCTTGTCTCATCGGGGACACCTTGTTTCCCTTCAATTTCTTCAATGATGCTTTTTAATTCGTCCCTTCTTTTATGTAACGCTATCGCTTCGGCATCATATTCAATACCTTTTTTCTTTGGTGTCTTCTTGCCAGTTTCGATTTGATGCTCGAGATCCGATATCTGATTTTGAAGCCGTGATTTAACAGCATCAAGTGCCGTCCTCCATTGTCTATCCTCCTCCTCTTTATCTAATGGCAATTCTTTTAAGCCCTCGTTTATTTCTTTACGAAGTCTTCTTTCATGATCAGATAATTTATCCCGCTGAAGTCCAGAACGTAGTGGACGTTGTTTCTTTTGAATGTCTTCCAATATTGACAACTGTCGGCCAATTCTCTTCATCTTACGTATCTCTACATCGATAGCTTCCTGGCTCATTGAAGCAGTACGTCCGTACTTTGTAATGGCATCCCTCACCTCCCTAATGGTGATCTCCGGATTGGTTTCTTTAATTAGAGAATGAACCTGATCTGTAAGTTCCTCAATTGTAGATGCCCCATTGGCTACAAGTTCTTTTATTAAACTGTCTGGAATTTTAATTTTTCCTTGTTCAACGGAAGGCATTTTAACAGGCTCTTTCCTAGGAATGATCTTTTGAATTTCAGGCGTAAACTCTTCCCTGAATTTCTTTTCATCAAATGGCTCTTTTTGATTTGCCTTAATGTAATCAATACCCGCCTGAATAGCATTGGCTACATCGGCACCTGTTAATACAGCCTGTTTAATAACATCAACTGTCGCATTCCATACATGAGGAAGAACCCCTATTGGCAATATTGATGCGGTTGCAATGTTGTTTTTGGTATCGATTTTCAGAGCATCAAAAAAGTTGACTATCTCCTTTTTCTTTTTTTCAGTTATTAATTTTTTACGTTCCTCCTTTTCGTGCTCGGCTATTCTTTTGAAGGAGTTTTGGTTAGCCTCAAGTTGTTTGATTTTATCATTAGCCTCCTTCAGTTTCTGATCAAGTTCACGGAACTTTCTTTCAACTTCAATAGGTATCTGTCCATTGTTCAATGTTTTAAATTGACTTATTTGTCTTTCTACATTGTAATTGAAATCAGAACTTTTGTATACATCACCAAGTGCCGAAATAAGCCTACCACTTGAACGCATTTTAGTGTCGAACTCACCCAATAGTTTAGCCTGTTCAACAGGATTATTATCCATTGAATCAATTGCTTTTGCCCAGATGTAAGCAGCGGCACCATCCTCTACTTCATTATTTCTAACCGCATTAAGAGCGTTGTCAATTCCAACTGAATTAATAAATTCATCAGCCTTTCTTCGAGCTTCTTCATGTGACTCAATCGGATATTGTAGTCCTTGTTTTTCAATTTCCGATTTTATCGTTTCTTCAGTTGCGCCAAAATAGGCACGATTTAAAAGGCTCTTTTGTCCTTGCTCAGGTGCCTCTTGCTTCAGTCCTTCTGTTCCTTGGACTTCTTTGTTTTCTTGTGGAGGAAGTGCTTCTTGTGTGGCAGTTTCTGAAACTGGCTCTCCTCCTGTAGTTTCTCCAGTTCGTTGGGTTTCAGTTTTTTCATTTTCTTTTCCTAATAATTCATTGAACATACCCTCGAGTTCTTTCGAGAGTGGCACATCGATCTCGCTTCCTTTCCAGGCTTTGTACACCTGACGGAACGAAGTAGATATCGCATCGAGGACTTTCTGGAATGACTCGCTGAACCCTTTCGGTCCCTTGCGGTTATAAAGTTCCCACGATCTGGCGATGAACTCCTGCACAGCACGATACGAGTCAGTGGTCTTACCTTGCTTGAACTGTTCATTACCTTGTAGCAACTGATCGCGGGTGATATTCTTACCAGTTGCTTTATTGAACTCTTCAACGATGGTATTAGCATGCTTAAGTCCAACCTCATTTCCCTCTGATGCGGCATCGAGGATAGATGTAACTGTGCCATGCATTACTTCGTGGGTGAAGGCAACGACAGCCTTGGCCTTGTTCTTTACACGGCTGAAGTCTTTGAGTGACTCAATGATCTTCTGACCGTTCTTGACACGGAATTGAGCGTTAGCGTTTTGCTTTAAGGCATTCGTTCTATCAATTGCTCCATATTTACTAAGCGGATCAATTAATGACTTTGATGATGGGTTATTTAAATCAGCATTTTTATTGAATGTGTAATCTGGCTTTGTTGTTGTTACTACTCCAAAACTTCCCTTTTCACTAGATCGTCCATTGATAGCTTGATTTTTACCGTGAGTCATAAATGTTCTTTTGAAAACATCTAGTTTCACTGGTGAGCCATCCGCAGTTTTTATTAAAAATGGATAAGAGGGATGTCCTTTGTTAGGTTCAACGATGACTTTACTGTTAACTTTTATCGCAGCGTAGGCTGAACCAGGCGCAACACCTTTTAAAAAATCTTCCTGACCAATGTCAGTAAACATGGTATCAATCCCTTTCCCAGTTGCTTTATAGATACCCTTTTTTAGTTGGGTTGCATCAAAAAATTCTGGACCTTCATAACCCATATCTCTCATCATCTGAGTTATTAATGGATTAGCATTTTTTATTAATGATGCTCTGAAATTTTGATATGATGTCTTTGCCTCGTTCATGGTTTGTCCGTCTGCCATTCGACCACCATGGAGGTAATTATCAAAAAGATCTATAACTTTTTGAGCGTCTTTTGTATTACCTATGCTATAGATATCCTTGATCGCTTTAATCAATCCGTCATAACCATTTTTATCCTTTCCGTAATGCAAAAGCATTTTAACAAATCCAACTTTAGCTTGTAGCGATGTTGAGTGTTTTGTATCATCACGTTTAGATAGAATCACTATACCTTCGCCATTATTTTTTTCTAATGATTCATTCAATTGTTTAGCGAAATTCTTGGCTCCATTTTCAGAAACAGATGCCCACACATCACCTTTTCCACCTCTGGCCAGCGTGAAAAATACACCACCACCACCCTCTGATATTTTTTTATTACCTATTTTGGTACTGCCTGTATAAAAATCATCTGGATGGGTGATTGCAAAATATTTATCCTCCAATGATTCACTTGGTTCTTTAAACGATACGCGACCACTGGCAATATCTTTTTCAAAGTTCGATTTATCAAAAGCAGGTTCTTTCGTAATTTTACTTAGTCCGTAAATGGTTGGTTGGAATAAAGCGGATACCCTTTGTTTAGCTGCCTTACCAATACTTACCCAATCGGACACATTCTTAGCTGTCGTAATTCCCGACTGCTTTAATCCTTCGAATAGTCTTGTGAGTAAACTGCTTGTGGCAGGAATGTCCTTTGGTTGGACACCGAACTTCTCTAGGGCTTTGGAGTTTTTGATCCCTTCATACTTTCCTTCAGCCCCTTTGATATGGGCATTAATATCGAACCCGTTCTCTGCTCCCACTTGAGTCCGTGCTCCTTCTCCAATAATTCGATCATAATCTTGTGATCCGATGAATTCGGCTTCGATTTTGCTGGCTCTGAGTTCATGTGCGATTCCATTTTTCTTGAGAGATTCAGTAAATGTAACAATATTTTTTGTATTCGTGTTCTCAGGATCTAAAATTGTCAATTGCCCCGTCTTGGTATCTAGGGTAAAATACTCCAATCCATTCTCCTTTAGCAGTTTTACGGCTTTTTCACCCTGCTTAAAATCACCCAAATTAAATCGATATTCTACCCCGTTACCCTCATTTTTATAGCCACCGATGAGCACGGAGTCCTGCATCTCTGGGGATGTCTTACCAAGCAAGGCAGCCATCAATTTGATCTTCTCTGGCGGTCCCTCTACGTGGATCATGTTGGACACCTCCTGCACAGGAACACCTGTCTCGCTGTCCACATATCCACCCCACGTATCGGCCTTGTCAACGATCTTTATTCCCAGTCCGTCTGCAATCTTTTGTACATTCTCTTGATGAGCTTTGTAGTCTTCCGACTGACGAATCTCGCTGTCTTCCTTAATCGTTTTAACATTTTTCGAACGATATGGTGCAAATCCAATTGTTGACTCATTTACTTTTTGTGCGCCCAGGCCGCCATTTTCTTCGCCCCGTACTTCTTCCTCCCTGCGCTGGCCATTATCGCTGAGGCTGACTCCTTGCTCAGTCCCTCCTTCTTCTCGATTTTGTTCACGCCTGCTTTGAAGCGTTTCCCCGTTCCCAGTTTCATTTTCATTTTGTTGTTGGTTTAATGTTTCCTCTTGTTTGCCAACGCCACCATTGCCAGTTTCTTCCGTGCGTGGCTCTTGGACATTGCTCTCTCCGGAAGTTTCTTTCCCTTGGACGCTTTGTTCCACTCGTCCACGTTCACTCCCTGTGCCTCCAACTTGCTCTTGTTCGCGTTGAAGTACCTCTCCTGCTTTAGGCTCTTGTACGGCATTGCTTTGTTGTTTAAGGTTATCGACTATTTCTTCGGCTTTCTGATTTATATTCCCAAGATCACCAGAAGATTTTATTTCATCCTGAGCATCACTGATCGTCTGCTCTGGTGATTTAACCACATCTGGCTTCTCAAGGACGGTTCTTGCCTCCTTCAATATTTCATCTCTGTACTTAGGATTTTCCTTCGCCACCTTAACCACTCCAGGCATTATCAATCCAACGAATGCACCAGTGCCTACAGACTCTTTCAATCCCTCCAAGTATCCTCGGTTAGGATCGTATTGATTTTTAGCAATGGCATTAGACATGGTGTTATACACTGCCGACTGAGTAGCCATCTCGATTGAGTTGATCCCTTTTGTCTTAAGTGCATTTACAATACCACCACCAGTAAGATTATTGATTCTCTCTATTTGTCTTGCAAGAGGTACAGCATAAAAGCCACTTGCAGGAAGTGTGCCAAGGAAAGTTCTGAAGGCAGCATCATCAGAGGCACCCATTTCTTTTGCTTTCTCAAATTCAGCTACTCCCATCTGAGCACCAGCAACTGCGGCAGTCGGCCCTACATGCTTGATGGCCTCCTTGGTCATTCCCTTCAATCCTTCGTTAGCAAGTCCCTCTGCGAGTTGTCCTGCCTTACCTGCGGCGGATGCACCGCCTGTCATGTAAAGGAGTAACATATTACCGAACATGTGAGGAATTTCACTATTCAAAAATCCTGCGTGGCGAGGATCAATCACACCGATGCCTAACTCTCTTGCCTTATCATCAATCCATTTACCTGCCTGCATCGGCAATAAATTCTCTATTGGTTGTGCTTTGGCACCTGTGATCTTTTCTATGCCGAGTTCAACACCATGCTGTGCCATGGCTAAAGCCTTCGGTAGCATTGAAATATTTTCAACAGCAGCCTTGTCAAGAGATGGACCGACTTGCTTTAATCCCTGCGCTATTTGATGTGATAAAGATTTATCCTCTTCTTCACCAGCCTCTTTGAAGAACTCTGATTTGACTTTCTGCTCCTTGGTTTGTTTCTGTTGGAAAAGTTTATTCTGAGTATCTCCGATTAAAAACTTACCGAGTTCCTTCCATATATTTGTTTCTTCTTCAGGCTTGCTTAGGTCAACCTCTTGCATTGCCTTGACGGAAGGCGCATTAAGGATGTTGGGTTCTGTAGCTTTTCCAGAAGGCTTTTTTGGCTGCTCGAAGGCCACGGATGACTCGCCCGAGCCAGGTTGTGCTGATGTACTTGGAGATGCGGTTTCGCTTACGGTATGGTCTTTTTTTTTTACAGGAATAGCATCTTCAGGAGGAGTCCATGATGGCTTCTCCATTACCTCTACGGCATCATCTGGTGGAGTCCAGTTCTTAGGATTGTCTTTCCCTGTTTTCATTTTTTAGTATATTCTTTACCGTCCAATCCGATCATTTTTTCTCCGCTTTTCAATGACTTCCATTTATTGCTCCATTCATCTTGTGTTACTGTATTTTTTATTTTTGATAAATCACTTTTCCCCTTTGGAGACTCCCAATATGATTTTACTGCCTCTTCTGGTATTTTGGATTCTTTCTTTTTTTGATTGAATGAATCAATTACATCTTTAAACTCTGGCCTATTCAGAATTTTTGGATCGTGTAAATTAACGCCAGTGAATCCCTTCAAATTAGCTTCAGCACTTCCATTTCTGGGTACCTCGATCATCATATCAGTAATCATATTTGGCATCCCACTTAATTTCTGCATTACAGCAAGTGGCTCGGGGGAAATTCCAGAGGCACCACTTTTAAAATCTTTTAATGCTTGGATGGCAGCGGCTAATGCAGGAGATGGATTTTTTGCCATCTCTGCCGACATTGCATCGAGGGCTGATGACTCATTGGCTTTATTTATAGCCTGTCCTTTCATAGCCCACGTTAAGTCACTACCTATTAAATCTTTGGCTGGAGTGTTCTTTATTTCCTCTAATAACTGATCGTGATCTTGCGCTTTGAATGGAACTAAATCACCATTTTTTTTACGCAAAACAAGCACATAATTGTTAGCGTTAAAATCAAGATGATTTACATTTTTAACATTCTGTCCAGTTGATAGGTTGTAGTATTTATTAGGCTGAAAGTTAACATATGGAATCGGCTTGTCTTTATGATTGATAATAAGCCCAAGGCCAGGTGCAGTGCTTCCGTTATCGTACTGTACGTTAACTGAAGAATTTTTATTAGCACCAAATGAATGATTGTTTTTACTCACGTCATGCAGGTATTCACTTGATTTATTATTATACTCTTCAAGTTTTTCTTTTGCAATATTTCTAACTCTGTCATTAAATTTCAATATCCTACCATTTTCATCTGTCGCGCTAGGCTGTAGTTCACCTGTTTCCGGTACAATGTTATTATTTGGGTGATTGAATAAATCATTTATAGCTTCTTCTTTACTTTGAAAAGGTTTCCCATACAGTGCTCTCCCCGCCTTGTCCAACCAATTCTTATCAGAGGCAATATTATTTTCAACATTTTTTTCTATTTGTTGCATAGCCTCATGTTGTATTGTTGGCAATACTCTTGGATCAGATTCCAAGTAAGCATTGATGTGCGGTTCAACATTTGGATTACCTTTTGAATCAACTAGTGGAGCTTCAGTTGATCCAGAATTTTTACCCTCTTCATCGGTTCCTACTCCCCATTTTGATTTATTTTTTTCGTGTTGTTTAGTTACCCAGTCAGCAGTAAACAAATCATTATTATAGTATTCAGGAGTGTGATCACCACCCTTAACAGCGGAATTTACTTTGTTCTGAAAATCTAAAAGTCTATTAGCCCTCTCATGCTGATGCTCCATTAAATCCATGTTCTCCGGTGGATTAAAAGTAGCTACTTCACCAAGTTCACCAATAGCCTTACCCTTATTCATATACTTATCCCACTTTCCTATTTCTTCAAGAGTAGATTTTGTCTGTTCATCAACGGTCTTCATTATATTATGAGCCAGTTCGATCTTATCTCGTTTTTTTATAGTCTCTGGCCTTGGTGAACCATAATTCATAATATCATTCACCGTTTCATTTTTAACGTCTTGAGCTTCTTTTGTTAATCTCTCAACACTAGGCGTATCCTTACCGTTTATAGTAAATTCCTTTAAATTCTGAGCAGCGGTTCTTCTAGCTTGTAGTGCTCTCTCCTTTTGCTGATTGACATATTGCAATGCCTGTAGCGTCCGAGGCATGTCACCAATATCTGGTGCCTCGGCTGCATTAGGATTAGCAAATTCTTGGTAGGCCATTAATTAAATATCAATACTACTGTTAGCTTCCTTCATTATACCAGCGGCCTTCTGTGCATCAAGCATCTTCCATAGATTTTGAGATGTTCCTTTAACCATGTTATCGATGCTCTCAGTTTGATATTTGAATGGCTGGGCTTGGTTATACTCGAATGCTTTGTCTCTAGCTGCCTCTCCCTGCTGATTGGCACCCATTAATTGACTGCGTCCTTGGGACTGAAGGTTACCACTTTCGGCAAGCAAAGAATTAACTCCTTGGTTACGGGCAGTATTGGCCGAACGAAGAAGATTAAGAATAGATCCAGTATTGTTGGTGTACTGCTGGCCTTGGCTGACGGTACTGGCCATATTTTGATCCTGAGACTGGATCCCTCTTTCAATTTCTGGGTTTACACCAAATGCAGATTCAGATGCTAATGCTTTATTTTCATTTACTTCAGGCGCAATGTTATATTTTGGACGCTTAGGTTTTAATAATCCTAATCCAGCACCAATAACTCCACCAACTAATGCACCCTCTGGACCTAAAGCGGCACCTGCTCCCGCGCCAGAAAGAGCACCATTAAAAATGTTTGTACCTTCTTCTGAATCCATAATAATTCAAATTTAGCTATTTTTTTGCCGTCTTCTCGCTTATGTCGTAATACACCATAAGCCAACTTAAAAATGAATACCAAGTAACCGATGGATCTAGCTTCATAAGCAATGACAAGGACTTCGATCTCATCGGCTGTCCCTCCACAATCGCATTGGAAACATTGGGTGTATTCTGATCGCGGTAGATATCTGACCAGTAGTCACCCTCAATTTGATTCATGTTGGCAAGCAAAAGGCTAGTTTGTTGCTGTGTTCCACCGTTACTGACAGGGTCACCAGTAATTGTCGGGAAAGACCAGTTATCCTGAGCACCTACCTGCACATTTTTCCAAATCTTTTTACGCCTGATTTCTGGATTGGCTATCGGTTGCCAGTAAGTATCTTTCTTAGAACCGTAGAATGAATTGAAATCCGTGCCTCCGTAATGAATATGAACATTAGTTCCAATGATTGAGTAAACTTCATTTTCCAATGCCGCAAATATATCGGTGCTGTAATCAAAGAAAGACTTCCACCTTTTGCCTCCGTGTTCCATTGGAAGTTCAGAGAATGTTGCTGATTTGTATGAGGAGTAGCCCTGATATGTTCCTGGCAGATACGATGAACTGAATAATGTAATCCATTCATCGTAATAATTATCATACACAGACAATGCAGTTGCTGGCGTATTCCCAGCCGCAAAGCTAGGTGACATTATTATTCCAAGGTTTTTAAACCAAGTGCCCATCTTGTACTTACTAATCGGAGTAAGACCATCTTCACTGTAACGAACCCATGTCCCCTTTTTGTTATTCCAGTAAATAACCCTCGAGTTGCGCTTGCTTACGCTTTCCGGATTTAATGTACCGAATGATCCAAGCAAAGTATTGTAGGCACCAAGTACCTTGTCACTCAAACTAACTTGGGTATTACCACTGAGATCCTCGAGCGTTGTTCTGTTTACATAAACACTCCAAGCCTCCTCTTCACCGATCACCAATAGTATATTACCCACGTTTTTAACCTGCGTATTACTCGTATTAACCATCGCCCGAATCTTTCCATATTCAGACGGATAGAGGAATTGGTTTTCATCTCTGAAATTATTTATGCCTATGAATATTGAATCTTCTAAAAACTTACCACCAAATCTAACTTGGTTGTATTTATTCAGTTGAACAGCGTTGTACTTATAGGCCGACAGCGGTTTCCCAACATTGTGTTCCCATATACCAGCAGCATTATTCCTATCCTGATTCATCTGAGGGAATAAAGGATAGTCAGTAATAATATTGAATCCACCTGTTTGGAATCCACCCAAGTACCCGCTGAAGACAGTGTTATTACCACCTCCAGCAAATGGGTAATAGAAATTTTTTACAACAAGCCAAACGTCACCATTAATAATGGGATATGTATTATAATAATTGAACCCGTTTACTGTTGATGTTGTAACTGATCCAGTACCAGACCAAGTAAAGTCAGTTTTACTAAACGCCCTACTCCCAGTTCCTGGCTGCAACACAGGATACCATTCACCCATCTCATAATAAACAACATCGTTGTCTTTAGAATATTTTTTTGGCCGATAGATTTCTATTGAAAACAATTTGGATGCTGAGGGTGTTGCACTTGCCTTTACAGTGGTTCTACTTCCCATGTAATATGAACTAAAATTATCTGGAATGGCCACCGCTATTCCAGTTCCACTGTAGTACAAAATCAACTGATCAAATTGAACATAAGGGCCACTAAAATTTGAAGTTGTTGAGGCATAAAATCTTATCCTATCACCTTGTTGCCAATTGTAATAGACACTATTTGAAGAAGAACTAATACCAAATCCAATGTTTGATGAAATCGTGAAATTCTTTATGTCAAAATAGATTAAAGAAGCAGATAATGGAGAGGAAACCGCCGCATTGGTACTAATTGCATTAATTATTCTTGAGATCAATGGATACTGAGAGCCACCAGTATTATAGTTGTTATAATAATCCGAGAATGCCGATTGAACAGAGGCATTCAGTCCGGTAGATAAATCTGTAGTTGGTCCAGCAGTTAGAAATATTATATCTGCCACTTGTCCAATGATGAACATATCAATGTTCAAACAATTCGTTCTTACGATCTGATAATCTACAGCCCAAACTGGTGGCTGAAGTCCTGCGGCAATCTTAAATCCTAATGCATGAAGGTCCTCCTGAGCACATGGATTCTGTGCTAAATTAACAGGAATATTATAAGTCCAGTAATCCAAAGTCTGCACAAGACCACTGCGTCCATCGTAATGCTTGAATATTATTCCAAGTTTGTAGATACCGTTTTCTTTAAAAGAAAACCACTGAGCTGTTTTATCAGGTAATGCCCCACCAGAATAATTAAACCAGTCATTTCTCGCGTTAGTATATGACACCGAGTACACCTGAACATTAGTCACAGCAAAGTTTGACATTGGTGCAAGGTCATCCAAGTTGTTACCAAGCATCGGCCTGTTATCAATAGCTTCAACTGTTTGACTTAATAAAGGAACAGCATCGTATGGCTGGCCAATGTCACTGTCTGCAACATTATAAAGTGCGCCACTATTTGCAAAAGTTATATCGGTAGCTGGAGCCGATCCATTTAGTTGAACTCTACTGAACACTCTCCATGATGCATTTGCCGAGTCACGATAAGCGTACTCAATAGTATCGACAAATGTGTAAAATCTTGAATCGCTGTGAGGGAATGCTGTGTTGGCAGGAGTAGTGTAATCAAAAATAAAGCCATTGGTGTTTACTCCAAAGTTTGTAAATGGTCCTTGAAGTGGATTAGATGACGGTGTGTTAACATAACCAAGTAATTCGTTGCTTACAAAGTTGCTGGCTGGTGACCAGGTTGAACGGAAGCCACCAATATAAATATACCGGTATGCAAACTGATAAATACCAACCTTGATAAATACGTTACCTGCCGCCTGACCTGTCACGTTGATTATAGGTGGCGCAACTGGTGCCCACTTGGATAGGCTGATATGATACTCAGAAAAATTACTTCCTAATGTATACTTCAAAGTATAAATAGAAGTAACATCAATGATGCGAGGAGGATTGCCAGTACCTAGCGTGGTGTTGCCATCAGTGAATAGCAAATACTTATCAATCTTGGTGCATGAAATCCAATTTGAAAATAATAATCCGTCCCACTGTAGTAACTCCCAAATCTGTTGAGTTACCCTGTTGTACTGAAGTATGGCGTGATGACCATTAGAATTTTTTACAAACCAAAAAACTAATCCATTCTGTCGGTCTTCATATTTGTTGATGGCTGTGTTTGTTCCTGATTGTGGAGAACCCGAGACAAATGAGGAGCCGTTCCAAGTGTAATAATTATTAATTAATAAAGTGGATGGGATGTTCTCAAGTCCACCCGAATTACCTTGAGATGATGCACTTATACGAGCGTTTAAGGCGTAACGGTAGTCCCCTTGCTGGTAATCTGAGACATTAGGATTCTCTGCGCTACCTGAGAGTGGCGAGTCATCGGTATTCAGGCCGCCCGTAGGGGCGATGTAAATTTCTTCAGCCACACGTTAAATTACTCTCCGGAATCAGGCTCAACTAAATGTCCAAATGCTTCAGACAATTTTGTGTCGGCTCCGTAGCTCTTTGTTCCACCTTGAGTAGAAACATGGAATTTGCCTCCACTGTGATGCACATGATGCACACCTTTGATCAAATCTGAGATAGAATCTTTTGAGGGCTCATCGGGAGACTCATTTCTCTTGCCGTAATCCTTCAATTTGTCATTTTTTCCCTTAAGCGAAGTTTCGCTTGATGTTTTACCTGTTGGCAAGGAACTACCTCCTTTACCTGGTGCATTGGCTTTATTACCGCTTTCGAATCCGATCATGCTTTTCATATGCTATTGGTTTTAGATTGTAAAGTTAATTAAAAATTAGGCATGTGCCGTTAGTCGGTAATTCTTCCTCATCACAGTAAGAAGGGACTTGATGTCAATTGCGCTGGTTCTGCCCCTTACCTTCATCTCCTCGTGCCATAATTCTCGGCCTGTGCGTATGATTTCAGACTCCGTCTTCTGGGCACCCTTGCCGAATTTTGCCCACTGGTGGTGGATATAGGCACGAACATAATTGTAATAGTAAGGAGAGATGATCGTTTCACCAGATGGATTAATACCAGTTGCCAGATACTCCAAGAAAATTATACTGTTTGGTAGGCATAGGCCCGAGTCAAGTAATATCTCCTTGTGGCCGTCAGGTCTATTGACAACCTTGAAGTTTCCTGTCTGCGGGAGTCCACCTGCTCCAGAGAACAATGCCCGTCCACCTGGGTTAGAGAAGGCAAAGCCACCGTAGCCGACAATGTTTGTATCATTAGGCAACCATCCTGGTGGAGGTGCATCCGTTGGATTAAATGTTGCCACAGTTCTTGGTGATGGATCTAATTGGTCATTAACAGACATCTTAGTGACATACTGATTTTGTTGAATGCCAATAGAAATCCAGTCGACCATATCAATAGGGCACTGAGCCGTGAGCACTGCACTTACTGGCAATGTAGTAGTCTTGATTTCCTCACACGCATCAAAATGTATCTCGAGTAACCCCAAACTCGCCCAGCTCAAAAAACGATTAAAGTATTGTGACGAAGGTAAGTCAAGATCGATGGCAACCTGATCGCAAACGGCTGACAATTTGAAGAAGTTATTGTCCTCTTCGTTTATATCGGCTATCCCTGGCTCATTAAAAAATAACATCGACATACCTTATGCAGTTTGTGTTGTTCTGTATCTCGGCTCCTTAGCGTCATTACTGTCGTTCATATCGCGCACTAAATCTGTCGGCTGCTGTCTGCGCTCACGGAAGTAGGCAACGGTTTGCTTTATGATGATGTCTTCATACTCGGCTGGCACAGGGTAAGGCGCAGTCTCAAGTATCTGTGTAGAGTCTTTTATTACAAGCGACACATTGACTGTACCAAAAACAGCACCCACGTTTGGTTGATTAAATACTAGATTACCATTGAGAGGGAACACACTTAATCTGCCTGCAAGTTGTCCAGCCATGTTGTTACGATACACGATACTATCGCGCTGCGATATTACATGGATCGGATCATAATATTTCTGAGTTACGGCCGTTGGATCGTTGGTGAAGTAAACCTCGCTTATACCCTCGTTGCGTCTTAATCCGACATAGTTCGCAGGAATCTGAAAGTAAGATGGTCCATAATTAATCGGGTCTGTGATGGTGATTGGCCCAAAGACTGTCTTCCACCCCTCGTCTACCTGACCATTACCATACTTTATCCAATTCTCGAGATGGTTTGTTTTCGCGAGAGAGTTAACAGCGTTGTCGAGTTGGATGTAAATTTCACGAAGGTCAATCTTCTCATCTCTGTTGCGATTAGAATCGGTTAGCTGATTAAGCACCTGCTCTCCGTACCACAATTTGGTTCTGTTCAGTGCCATATCTTATGCCCCTTGATGTTCCAACGCCTGGGATACCTGAACTACATCTGCCAGATTCAAATTTAATCCAAACATTTGTGCCATTACAAGTATAACTCTTAACTGCAACATTGGACCGACAGAAAAATCTTGACTGCCAGATGAATTATAAACAGGTGAGTTATTTGTAATGGTGTAATTCCAGTAAGGATCAGTAGGAATCTTTACATACGAAACATTCGCTGTAGTGATCGATGAAGGAAGAATATAAATGCTTGTGCCAAGCACGTAGTAAATTGCTTTGTTGACTATAGGTGGTTTGATGACGGACTGATTAAGTATCACCGCCTCATCATGTTGAACTGGCTTGATGATATAACCCTGAGCATCAACCATTGTGTATAAATACAATGATGAGGTAGGATAGGTAGCGATGCCTGAAGAGAAAGATAATGACTGAGGCGTGGAAATCAACTGACCCAAGTCCTCCATGATTTTTTGAGTAAGGCCAATCCCGTAACGTGCTACGGGATGACCTGGCGTGTACTCTTGCTCGTTGCCGAGAATTTTGTTAATGACTGACATCTGCGCAACTGGTGCGGCAGCGTTGAATTGTGAAGGCGCAATATTTCCATTTTGCTGTTTGTTGAACAGTAGCTGCAAAATTTGATAAGCGCGATCGATAGTCATTATTTAACTTTCTTCAACTTTGTTTCGGATCCCTCCTTTTGTTCTTTGATGGAGTCGATCACCTGTCCTTTGATACCTACTTGGCAGAACCAAGGGATCCATTGCTTCTGTGGATCGGTGCCGTAGTTCTCGAGCCATGCTACGATGAGGTCGAAGTCTACGTTGTCGATTTCCATTTCGCCAGTCTTATAGAGTGACTCAGCCCACAGTTTGAACTTCATGTTCTTGTCAGCAAACTGCCACATAGCGAGGCCGAGGCACTTGGCCATGTGATGTGGTTCGATCAGATTACCTGCCTGATCTACTTTGTCGTACTCTTTACCCCCGAGGGTCTTGAACTGATGATTGAGATTAATTTTCATATGATTTGTTAGTTAGTTTATACAAAAATAGCGATTAATTTTATACGGTAGTATAAATCAAGCCATTCAAAGAGAATTGGTCACCATTAGTAAATGCTGAGGAAACGTTGACAATATTCATTCTTCCAGCGGTGGTGATCTGAACGTACCCATATACACTGCTTCCTAATGCCAGAACTAAAAGATTAGGAGTATTTGAACTGACTGCATTAGGGAAAGCCGAGTTAGCTGTTACTTGAGTTGTTCCTCCATTATAAGTAAGAACTCCGCAAAGATAAACTATTCCAGACCCATCAAGGCGATACCTTACGTTAGACCCTGTCCAAGAACCTGAGAATGAACTTACCGAGGTCCAAACACCAGTCGTAGGAGCCGCTAAATCTTCACCGATGCATTTCCAGTAGTTTATACCGCCAGCGTTGGCAACCATCATCATTGTGATGTTTCTGGAGCTTACAGGGATGCTGGTTACATATCTACCCTTGTAATTTAAGGATGCCGATCCGTTAGGAGTTATCGTGTTGCTGTACGATGAATCTGGAGGGACAACGCCATCGGTACCCGCTGTTGTCCTTGTAAGCGTTACGATTGTACCAACATCATTACCGCCACCAAAAACAATATTGTTGGTGGTGAGCATGTCTAGGTAATACCATCCTCTTGAGAAATTCTGAATCGTGGCAGGAGAACTTGCATTAGTGAATGGAACAAGGCCAGATGGTATCGGTGCCCACTGCGGTGATCCTGAGACAATAGTTAAAAGGTAACCATTGGAACTTGCGGCCAATTGGGTTGGTTGGTTGGCTCCATTACCTACCCAGATTGAATTATAGGCAAGAGAATTATTCAGTTTACCATTTAATTGAACCTGAACGTCACTCGTGGTCGTGTTAAGATAATTGAACTGAGCTGTCGTTGTCGTTACGCCATGAAGAGTGTTGATCTCGGTGGCCGTTGCGGTCAGATCCGTGATCTTGGATGCCGTCAATGTAAACCAACCTGCGTCATAGTTAGTTGAACTGTTCTTTGCCAAGAACTGGCCAGTTGTACCTCCCGTAGGTAAAGTTCCTCCACTAGAAGAGTTAACCCATGCAGAACCATTGTAACTGATGACCTGTCCGTTGGATGGAGAGGTTATGGTCACGGTTAACTTGGTAGCAAAGAGAGTAGCGATGTCACCCGATAGAGAACTTAAATATCCAATCTGTGTGGCTGTTGTTGCGCTTGTGGTAATGAATCCCGAGCCATTTGTGACAACGGCACTGTTGATTGATAGTGCGGCCATCTTGCTAAAGGCAATAGCAGCCGATGAGTTCACCATCGTGTCGGTGATGTAGTTGGTGTTGATAGAAGTTACCCCTGCATTGGTTATTGCTATGGCACCAGAAGGGGCAACTCCAGTGGCTACGTTTGAGCCGTTACCAACAAAGATATATGCCGAAGTGAGCGAAGTTCCTAGTTTGTTGTTGAACGTATTCCAATCGGTGTTCGACAGGTAACCTGAAACAGATGTAGTGGCCTGCTTTACTTGAATACTTACACCTGATCCGAGCACCGATCCAGTTCCACCAGTTATGGTTAGAACTGAAGATGTTGCCTCCGTTAGATTGCCACCGCCAGAGACTCTGCTACTTGGAAGAGAAGACGCTTGCGTTAAGTTACCGTTGGAATCGGAGAATAGTAAGAGATCGCTACCACCTGCGCTAGGGATAGTGAAGTCAAATATTAATCCGTTCGATATCTTTAATGCGTCTGCCAATGATTACCAAGGAGAAGTTAACACTTGTTGAGCGAACCATGCCTGGGCTAATGAATTAGCTCCAAAGTAATTAGTTGAGTTTCCACCGTGGTTGCCGTATAACCATTGGATGGCATCGGCAGTAAGGTTAGAAACATTATCCCAGCAGGTTAAACTCTGAACAGAGATTTGGTTCACAAAGAACTGCGCTGCACCACCATTGATGATTGCCGGATTTGCAATTATCTGTGCGGCTAACGGCCTCCACTGTGCCCATTGCTTTAGGTTAGCGGCTCCGCTAACTCCAGTTCCATCAACTCCTCTTTCATAGTCTGCCTGCGCCAGGATAGACCACTTTACTGCCGTTACAAAATTAGGATCCGCGATAAGCAGTTCCTTTTGTTCGTCTGTCATTACTACTTGTGCCATAATTTTATTTGGTTAAAGGTTTTTTCTCAAAGGTAGCTATTGTATCTGAACATGCCTCCTTCCAGTATAAAGCCGCATTGGTCTGGTATTCGGTGTTGCGCGACTGTATCTCCTCCTTCATGTTGTACCACCAGTTACATCCGAAGTGGCATGTATACTTATCGTTGTGGGGAGCGTTAATCGCCCTCCAATCCTTGTCGAGGTAATAGAACCAGAATTCAGACACTGGTGGCCAGCAGTTACCAGACCAAATTGGTTTCCCGTTTCTTCTTACAAAAATATTATTATGATTAGCTAATGTTACACAAACCATTTTACCTGAATATTCAATTCTTTTTGGCTTAGGGTACCATAAATCAGTATTTTGATAAATCCCAACCATATAAAGATCATGTTGGCTTATTACCTCATGTCCGTTTACAACTCCACCTGATGTTCCAGCGACCCTATCTTTCCTTAATGATGTCCTGTATCCAGCCTTTAAAGCAACTTCTTGTATGTCATCTGCAAGTCTTAACGATACTGTTGCGTACTCCCATCCATTACTACTATTAGTTCTACCGTCACCCTTTATGGCAGAATCTAAAAATATTCTCAATAGATTGGGTGATAAAGATTTAATCTCATTCGGAATAAACTTTTCATGGCTTAATCCTAATTTTTTGAGATATAAAGCAAGTGGTTTTGAATCAAATCTTATTCTATCAGGATATACTTTATAAGTAAATCCCATTCTGTCCAATAAATTCTTTATTTGTTCCACTTTATGTGGATTTGCAGAACTACTTTGAGCAATAGTAATTCTGTAGTGATTATTACTACTTAAATCAACATGCCCCTCAGCAATAAACCACCCCATAAATTCAGCAAAGTCTTCTGATTTATATTCAGCATTTAAAACTCTACCTAGACTTAATTCATCATCTGCAATACGTATTTTTTCATGGAATTCGCCTTTCCAATTAATTACAGCAGTTCCACAACGTGGATGATGTCCACCCATTTTTTCAAAAGTATCTGCTTGAGATTTTCTTAATATTGGTCTTGGATGAGGTATTTCTTTTCTTTTATAGTAGCCTGGGGAACTATTAGTTTTTGCTCTCCACACCATATCGTGATTTGGTGTAACTTTTAAATCAAGACATTCTGATTCAAAATGCAACATTGGACCAATGTAAGGTTCATTGATTACACCGATAACTTCTTCAAAATGACTTTCTTCAGTCTTTAAATCTAAAGACAATACCTTTTCACCAATATTAACTTTTGATATTGACTTCCATCCGTTCTCAGTTAATATTTCTGTGTCCTCAGAAAAACAATGAGTTAAATCCCCATAAGCCCGTTGGCTTGCCCAGTGAGGAACAATGATGGTGGCGAATCCTTCTACACGCTTGCCGTCAACATATTTAGGATCCTTCAACACTCGGTACAATTCGTTTACAAAATGAATTCTTTCTTCTGGCTTCAGGTGCTCGACAAAGTGTGAAGCATGAACCTCGTCAACGGAACCATCTTTCCATGGCCACTTATTCTTGCCTAAATCCATCACTATGTCGACTCCCTCGAAGGCGATCACATCTACACCAATCCAATCTCCATCCTTGCGTTTGTTCTTACCACATCCACAATCAATGCGAATCGGTTTAATCGATGTCGGGTTCAGTTTGTTCTTTACTTTGTCGGAGTAAGTTTTCTTTTTAGTTTTCATGTATTAATCGGTTAGTTAGTTTCTCTTCACCACACAAAATCCGCTAATTGATCGTAATGGCCCACTCGGATGCTACAATCAATAGCGCAACGGTATCCATGCTTCCTTGCGTTGCTCCAGAAAGTTAAATCCTGGGTGCCTACGCCTTTCCCCTCTTTACCGTTTTGTGTATTAAACCAAGGACGAGGTAATTTTTCATCTTTGAACATCGATAATCTCCAAAGATTAAATCCCATCCCTGTGCCACAACATTCAACCAAGCCACCCTTCGGATCGGGAACTTGAGGTCTGAAGTTTATGATCGGATCGTTCGGATCGCCCCAGATTTGGGCTACGCCTCCTTCTCCTTTGGTGTAATAAAGTCCACCGATGCAAGAAAGTTTAGGATTGTTTTCCATCTGTTCAATCAACTTAATCAGCCCATCTTGTGGAGGCATGTTGTCGTGCTCTATGGTGAGCAGATACTCCCACTTGCTTAACTCTGGATTGGCGAGAATTTCAGCGATGGCGTTAGAGAATGCCTCCCCTACCTCCATGCCCATGGCAACCATTCGGTGAGCCGCTTGATTAGGAGGGAAGATCAAACCGAGATGACTTAAATAAACTTTAGTTGGAATACTTTCTCCTGCCGGAATTAAACTTATCACTCTTTGCTTCTTCCAAGAACCTCCCTTCATCAATCGAGTTGATGTCTTAACTAAATCTTTGTTGTGGAATCCTTCGGTCTGAAGAGTGATCAATTGTGGTTTCATGGTTAGTTGGTTAGTTTATGCTGATCTTAACATTTGAAAATAAGGTCTTACGTTGCTTGCGCTTGATGATATTGCAGAGATAGGTAATGCGCTTGTTGTTCCACCACCAGCGGTAGAGAATGAACCTGCACCTAACAAACCGCCAGATGTAAAGTTTGTCGAACCCATAATTCCAAAGGCGATGTTTGCTTGAGATAACCCGTAGTGGTTAGAGTAGTAAACTCTTCTTTGTGTCGCGTTAGAGAACTGTGTGCTGTTGGCATCACCGCCATAAGCAGATGATGAACTGTAACCATAGATTATCCAGTACGCACCAGCGGAGAGGGAGTTGGCAAAGTTTATATCTAGGAATCTTGATCCTGAGAAGATAGTTGCTATCTGGTTTGTCGTTAAAGAGATGTTGGTGTTTGAAATAGAATATTGCGTTGTCAAAGTCGTTCCTGCACCGTTAGCGTATCCAGAGATAGCTTGAGTTATACTGTACTGTGTTCCGTTAGCACTCATGCTGATGGAGTTCAGATCAGTCCAGCCTATAGATCCAGAAGCTACAGAGATTAAACTTTGAGAACTTGCCCCTGTTCCGAGTGAGTAGACTACAGCATTCCAAGTGCTGTACACGGCAGCCGAATCACTTAATGACTGAGCCGCAGTTGCAAGCGTGGTACTGTTGGTAGACATCACCACAGGTATTCTCAAGAATGATGCAGATATAGGCGATGGAAGAATAAAGGCAGCGGCATGCGATACAGATGCACCGTTTAAAGTCATGGTGATGTTAGACTGCAATTGGAACGGCTCATATGATGATAGGAATCCAGCTTTGGCTGTGACCGTGCTACCATTGAGTCCAAAAGATACACCGTTGCTGTTACTGAAGACTACGGAGCCTAAGTTACCACTTGTTGTACCTGCCGAGAAGTTAACGACAGAGAGACTGGTGGCTATACTGGCCGTCATAGTGGAACCGTTCAATCCAAATGAAATACCGTTTCCGTTTGAAAAAGTTATAGCTGATAAATTATTCGATGTTGTTCCACCACTTACGTTAATGTTGGTAAGTGATGTTGCTACTGAGGCAGTAATAGTTCCTGCATTCAATCCAAAACTTACGTTGCTACCATTCGAAAAAGATATCTGGGTTAGGTTACCACTTGTTGTGCCCGCTGAGAAATTCACAGGGGCACTGACTGTCATGGTAGAACCATTTAATCCGAACGTGGCATTGTTACTGTTAGAAAAGACAAGGTTACTTAAGTTGTTAGATGTTGTTCCTCCGCTGACGTTTATATTACTTAGGCTACTTTGTACATTTATAACTACACTGTTATTATTGAATCCAACGTAGGCCGCACCGGCTCCATCAAAAGATAGAGTAGGAAGAGTAAGTCCGAGAGAACTATTAATTGTTGTGTTTCCAACAGCATATAAACTTACATTTTGATTTGATTGAGAAAACGAAGCAGTTACAATACTGCTGTTACTCATCCCAAATGTTACGTTGTTCGAGTTGGAGAAAACGACTGTTCCTCCATTCGTGCTTTGTGTGCCTGCCGATATTGCTGCACCACCACCTGCGGCTCCAGAGATAACTACCGAGCCATTACTTACGCCAACAGATAATCCACCGGCACCAACAAAACTTAGTTGAGATAACTGCACAGTTGTGCTACTCACCTGAGTGGTGTTAGAACCTGCTAGAAGTGTTATGTTGTCGTATCTTGCCATGTTACATTATGTTCCAGTAGGTTCCGTCATTACTTACAATCACTGCGCTTCCAGGCAGAATGGTTACAGAGGTCACCACCGCAGTATCAAAGATATTATCTGCGCCTGCTCTTTGCAAGGTGATGTTCGCAGTGCCTCTATTTTTAATGAAGTAAATCAAGTTTGTATTGCCCGATAAAGCAGGAAGAGTCCAAGTTGATCCCGAAGATCCAGTAAAGACCCATACAGTTTGTGTTCTATCCAATGTTTGAGTAGTCGCTGAAACTGTACCGACAACAAACCCACCTTGATATATATCGGCAACTGCCCCTGATGGAACCCTTACCGTTGGATGAGACAGGTTTGATCCATCGGAATATAGAATGTATCCTGCCGTTGGATTTGTGGATGGGTTAGTTGTAGCATCATGAATAAATGCAACATCAGTGCCACCACCGAAACTACCAGAGGTAGTAAAAAATCCAACATTACCATTTGTTCCCGAACTATTCTTTGCCCCTCCCTTTAAATACAGATTTGCGCCATTAGTGTTACCAACACTATAACCAGCTCCAGCAGTTAAAATTAAATCAGCACCGCTTGTTGTTGTCGCATTCCCTTGGGCACCATTGATGGTAAATGATCTAACATTTGCACTGGTAGGTACCCCTGGGCCGATTGAATAGCCAGATCCATTATCTGCTTGAAATATTAAATAATTATTAAATGTTCCTGGCGTGTTAGTATCATAAACAGCAAAGGATCCGTTATAAATTCTAACGATTCCAACTCCTTTAGGCTGAAGGCTCAAATAAGAATCTGTGCTAGAACTTATGTTGTGTATTACTCTGTCACCTGCGATACTTGTTGAACCTAAGTCGAGGCTACCTTGGGTACTGACAAATAAACCAGAGTGTGTGGCGTTTGTACCGTCACTCATCATGAGTTCGGTATTCGATGCACTGTTAGTAATTCCTCCACCGCCTCCCATTGATACCCAAGTGCTGCCGTTATAGAACTTCATTACATGTGAAGTCGTATTGTAGGCTTGATCGCCTTCCGTAGGCGTACTTGGGTCAGCAGTGTATCCGTTGATGTTGAAGGCCGCATAGGATGCGGTCTGATAGAGGAGAACCTTGCCAGTGGTGGCTATTCCCATGGCATCCGTAGTGACGCTGTTGCCATTGATTACGAAGTGAATCGCATTCGATGTGGTCGTTCCTATTACGAGATCTGCGCTGGTGGAGTCCAAGTATACGTAGTTGGGCTGGTTGAATGAACCTGATCCAGTGAAGCCCGAAGAGTTCATGCCGAACTCGCCATAGTATGTCGTGGCGGTTCCGTTGTTGTTGCTGACGATCAGATTAGTCGATGCAGTTGTGCCACTGTTGGTATTCTGAATGATGTGCTGATTGAAACTGTTCACCGAACTGGCGGCCATCGTGAAGATGTCGGTGTCGGTATATGATAACACGTTTTTAAAGATCACAGTGCCCCCTAAGAACTGCGCTGCGTAGTTGTTGGTAGCACCACTTTGAGCGTTAACAGTGAGGCCGAAGGAGTTGGTTGCAGCACCCACTGATCCCGATTGGATAAGTAATCCGTGAGCATTAGTTATTGATGCATTGGTTCCTTTTATAGGTGCTCCATTTATTGCAAATGTTGCTGCATCTGTAAATATTGCTGTTGCGGCAGCACCAGTTAATGTATTAGCCTTTATAAGGTTATCTCTTTGGATAACCACAGTGCCAGCAGCCCACTGTAAAGTAACGCCAGTAATTACAAAATTATTTTGCTCACTGGTAGTGGCAATATTTGTACTTGCACCTGGTGTGAAATTAAAAGAAGTTGTACCTCCAAAACTGTTAAATGCTCTAGCTGTAAATGAAATTGTCTGGCCTGCACTTATAATTGTGCTGTAAGAAGTTGTCACATTGAAATTACCTAATACAGCAACATTGCCATTGAAACCAGCAGCAAAATTATTTGTCACTGTAGGCGCAAATCCTGCCGAAGTGTTCGTGCTTGGTGCATCGACATACAATGTGTACGCATTAGTTATCGTTGTACTACTTCCTGCCGAACTGTAGATCGTGCCTCTGATGTAGATATCGCGCTGAGTCGCTACCGTACCTGCACCACTTGCCCATGCCTTCGTGCGTGTACCTACTGCGAGAGAACCACCTGAGTTGAAGGTATTGTCACCACTAGCCGAGTTGAAGATGAAGTCTGCTAGTTCGGAACTGGCAGGGATTATGGTGTGGTTGCCTGAGATATAATTCCAAGATGAGGTCCATGAAGAAGACAATGCGCCTTGTGTGTAGACAGTGTTACCTGAGCCATCAATAGCTAGACGCTTTGTAGCATTAGTCCAAAGACTGGTTTGTTGTGCAATATTGGTACCTAAATTTAGGCCGCCTCCAGTATTAGAATAAACCGATGATGAGTTTGCCACTAAAATTCCGCTCGTAGCGTAAGATGATGATAAAGTTATCATCACCAGTGCACCTGAAAAACTAGAGCTGGTGGACGCAAAAAATCCCGCATAGGCAGATGTGCCAGCAGTAGTATTGGTTACTGATGATATAACCCCATTATTCTGATCACTTCTAATTTTTAATATTTCTGATGCGCTATAAAAAGCTGTTCCTGATGGGCCAAATAAAACTTGTCCATTAGACCACATATTCCCATTAAATCCTGCTGCCCAAGCAGTTCCTATACTCGCATTCGTTCCCGCTACTGGTGGATCCACATACAGTGAATACGCATTGGTGAACACTTGGCCTGCCGATGCAGCGGCTAACGTTACGCCCCTGACATAAATCTGTCGCTGAGTAGCTACTGTAGATGACGATGCCCACGTCACAGTTCTGTTCAGCGCGAAGTCGATGTCGATCTGTTCCGTAGTTGTTGTGATGCCCGTATCAGCACGGCCAGTGAAGACGGCTAGAGAGTTTACGCCTGAGGATTGGGCGGCACCTCCTACATTGAATTTAATTGTATTATAAGTGAAGTTTGAACTAAAACTTAACACCGCTGAATTAGCACTTACGTTATAAGGTATCTGACCTTGACCTGCTGGCACTGCTTGTCCTCCCAGAAAAGTGGAAGTTATTCCAGAACCAAACCCAGTACCTACAAATTGAGATGTTGTTGAATTATACCAAATATCGGCATTGCTCAATGTAGAGGGATTGCCAGCTAAAGTGCCAATATTCATCCCTGAATACGTTGCGGTCGGTGTAAAAGTCACCTTACCAGTCGCACTACTATACGTTGCACTCGTTCCCCCGAATGCGCCTGAGTTGTTGTACTGCAACTGTGTATTAGAACCTCCGGGTGTGCCTCCCCCGCCGCCAGCACCTAAACTTACCCACGCACCATTGATGTATGCCCTCAATGCAGTCAGCGTAGTGTTATAGAATAAATCTCCACCACTAGGAGTAGATGGATCGGCACTGCCCGTTCCAACATTAAGACCTGTGTACGTAGCCGATGGATAAAATGTCGCCTTCCCATGCGTGTCGATCAACATCGCATCGGTGCTCACACTCCCCCCATTAATTACAAAGTGTATCGCATTAGAGGTAAGTGTTCCGATCACCAGATCACCATTGGTAACATCAAGATATCCAGCGTTGGCTATGTTAAATGATCCACTGCCAGTAAATCCTGAACTGTTCATACCCATTTCAAAATAATAGGTAGTAGCAGTTCCTAGGTTATTACTTACAATGAAGTTCGTACTCGCAGTGGCCGCAGAACTGAGGTTCTGTATGATGTTCTGATTATAACTTGTGGCCGTGCTTGTCCATTGGAAGAAAGTATTGGTATCTGTGTATCCAGCGGCATTGAAGTAGACCACATCTGCCGCAGGAAGAGTCATCGTTACGTTGCCAGTGATAGTAGCCGATCCAGTCAGCGGCCAACCAACACTATTCGTTGCGACAAACTGAAGACCTGTGGCACCTGCATTAACCTGAACGAGATAACTATTTGCTCCCGTATAAGACGCAGGTACATCGGTAAGACCAATAAAAGAAGTAGCCAAGTACGGTTGCCATGTAGGAACACCAGATACACTCTTAAGAACATATCCGTTAGGACCAGTAGACAATGGGGCAGGAACATTGGCACCATTACCAACCCAGATGGAGTTCAGCGTTAACGAGTTTGTTAACTTGTTATTTATCTGAACCTGAACATCGGAGGTAGTAGTATTGAGGTAGTTTAACTGTGCAGTAGTAGTTGTAACACCATGCAGAATATTTATCTCACTGTAAGTAGCAGTTAGATCGGTGATGTTTGCGGTGATCAATGTTGACCACTGAGTGTTATAATTTGTTCCGTCAATCTTAGTGAGATACTGATTTGCCGATCCACCTACTGGTAACGTACCCGCACCGGCAGAGGAGTTAACCCACGCTGAACCGTTGTAAGAAATTATCTGTCCACTGGTAGGCGATGTTATTGTAACCGTCAACTTAGTTCCTAACTGCGTCTGTATCGAAGAAGTAACTCCAGATACATAGGCAAGTTCTGAAGACAACACACTACTGACCGCTACCTTTCCGCTACCGTCAGAGACAAGTGCTCGAGATGCAGTCAGGTTAGATGATACTATAGTTGTTGCACCACCAGTGATGGTTGCTTGCTTTGCATTAAGTTGAGTCTGTATTGACGATGTAACCCCCGACACATATCCTATCTCTGTATCAAGTGTTGCCGATGCAATTAGGACACCAGATCCATTAGTGACCACAGCGCGATTAGCGGTGAGACTGATCGTTGGTTGCTTGGCATTAAGTTGTGTTTGTATCGATGAAGTGACACCGGAAACATATCCTAACTCGGTAGCCGTTACAGATGATGCGGTGATGAATCCACTTGCATCAAATACAGTTGCCTTCGATGGTGTCTGAGCTACAAGTCTGTTGACAGCAAGAGAAGATGCCTGGGTAAGGTTGCCACTCGAATCACTAAACAACAAGACATCACTTGGCCCCGCACCATTAATGGAGAAGTCAAAGATGAGGCCATTGGATATTTTGAGTGCATCAGCCATTTAATCTGAAACCATTAACAGACCAGTTATTTGTTGAAGCAGTCGCAACTAAATTTATATTTCCACCAGAATTTGTAAAACTAAAAACTATAGGTGTCGTAATCCCACCTAAGTCGGTAGTCTTTGTCTCCGTCCAAGTGGGGGTGCTGGATCCTCTTATCGTAACAAATAAAGTTGACGTTCTGCTACCCTCACCCGCATTCACTCCAGAGACACCCAACACATAAAAAGCATACGAACCTATGGCGGTAAATGAATCAACAATAGTCGATGGGCTATTAACGGTTTTACTTATCGCTGTGCCTATGCCACCATTGTCAATGTCTGAGTTGCTTGATCCCTGATAAAGAATAATCGGGATGTTCACACTGGTCATCAATGGTATCGATGGCCCTTGGAATATTCCCGAGAGCTTCACCACACCATCAAGCATCTGGTTGTAGGTGGCGGCATTGTTACTGTACCAGTTCCTTACATTACCGTTGTCATCAAGTAGAGTTTGTAAGTAATTAATAAGAAGAATGAGTCTATAGATTTTATCGCGGTGTGCTCTGTTGGATGCATTGAGGCCACGCTTTTTCTCATCAACAATTTGCTTACCTAGGCCACTAACAGCGGCCTGAGCGTTATTGATGATTACGGTAATCTCCGAGGCTGCGCGAATTGGAAGACTCATTTATGCAGAATAAGTAGTTTGTGTCTGTGCGTCAACATAATCCATTATCGACTGACAGTTAGTATAGTTCCCTTGTCTGAAATTCGTAAGAGCACTTTGAATTAATGCTGGGCCGATCAGCACCTGTGCGGCATCCTCCCAACTCTTATAGCGTCCTAACTTCACGTTGTTACCAAAGTCGGCAAGAGCCAGCGACAATGCGCCAGCCTGAGCAACGGCAGCAGAGAAATTGTAAGTCTGCGCCTGTTGAACAGATGAATTACCAGAGCAAGTCTGAAGAATGTTGGTGATCAAAGTCCACGTTCCATCGGCACCAGGTGTGCTCGATGTTCCTGTGTTGGCGATGTAATAACTCGAATTTGGTGAGTAGTATACGCATGCATTCAAAGTATAAGATCCTGCCGACCAGATGTTGAAAGCAAAAATACTTGCCACAAAATTTCCGTCCTGTGCAGGCATAGAAAAGTACCACTGCGTTGCTGTGAGTGGTGATGAGTTATCGATAGTTAAGAAAGTGTCGTTGTTGTTAACGTCCCGTTTTGCGATGTAAACGAAAATTGAAAGAGTATTACGGGCTACGTTAGATCCACCGTAAACTGTATAATCAACCAAATAACCATGAGATAAGTCAACTGTTACCTGTTGTATAGCGGTCACAAATGTTAAGGCCATGATTTATAAATTTAGTTGCAATTTACTGATAATTTTTCCTTTTAGGTATTCCTGTAACATGAGACCAATGTATGCCGTTACCTATTTCATAAACAGTAGTGCTGCCAATATTGAAAATTTTAGCTAACTCAGTTCCTATTGCACCAAATTTTAAAGCATGCATAATTATTCTAACCTGTTCATTTGATAGTTTGGATTTGTGATGCTTTTCACCCTGTCGTCCAACTTTTGCTTTATGTTCTTCTGATAATTGTTTACCAATGCTTGACTTACTTATTTTATTTTTTGTCTCTTGACTTCTTTCCTTACCTAACCAATAAATACTGGGTTTATGAAGTCCTAGTTTCCTTGTTAATTTATTGCTATCAGATATTTTTTTTCGCCATTCAGCACTTTTAACTTTGCCTTTTGCAGCGATTGACATTTTTATTTTTGCTTCTTCTGACATCTTACAATGACCTCCTCCAGAGGTTAAATTCAGTAAAGTATAACCTTGTTGCTTGTAATGCTCTATAAAAAAACATTCCCAGTAATCATAAAGAGATTGATTTATGCGTTCATCTAAATATAGAATTGTTTCAAATTTATGAGTCTCCCAACCATACTTTAAAATAGAATTATGAATGGCTGGTTGTTCTTTATTTGATAGATAAGCGTATTGCTTATACCTTTTTTTTATATTATGACTTTGTCCGATGTAGACTTTATTTGAAGGAGATGTAATAGCATAAATTCCAGCATTATCAGACATAATTGCAAGTTAAGGATAAAATTGATGCCAATAAAAAAGCCCCACCGTAAGATGTGGGGCTTTCAATAAACGTACTAGGCTTTGTAAGAACGTAACGCTGGTCAGGCGCGAGATAAAATTACAACTTATTTCCAGAAAGAGACAGTTGTCTCTAAATAAGTTTTAGCTTCCTCTCCCTCCTCGGTGGTAAGCCACTTGGCTAATGCCTCGAGTGGTGTCTGATCCAATGGCACCGTAAAGAATGGCTCGTCAGCGTGAGGGAAAAAGAATTCCTGTGTCGCTGAATTGTAATCGATGATGGACAAGTCCATGCAACTTACCGCCAACCGAAGTGTGGCCGCATGTTTCTCGGGAGACTTGAACAATACCTCCTCCGGATTATTCTTGGCCTTGATACGAAGATCAAGTCTCATGTCCTGAATAGAAACAGAGGATGGAATTCCAAATGCAGAGGCGAGATTAATCAATTTCTCAGCATTCAATTTGATTACATATTCTTCCGCATCACGTTGCAAGTCCATCTTCATCAATTGAAGATGAGGAGAAGAATAATGAACATCGGCTCTTTTGAATAAAGGAGTCTTTGTTTTATCTCTGAACTTGTTACTGTCGTTCAAAGGGTGTAGTTCCCACCACACGTATTTTGTGTAATTGGCCTCGCAATCAACGATTACCTGTCCATTCAACAATTCAGGCATCTCCAATTTCATTGTCGTTGTCGGATCAATGTTTTTTGCAACTGTGTTGAAATATTCCTGAACATTGATTTCATCCGAGAAGACCATTGTCTTCATTCTACGAGCCAAGTCCTCCTCGAACCTGTCGTAAATTTTGTATACAGGCGAAAGTTGTACAGGTGGAATTTCTCCAATGTTGTTTACCTGTATTGTCTTCCCATTCACTTCTCTAGTCAACTGCCTGCCATCGCGAGCCACATTGACAACTTCATAGATTGCCATCTTGTTTCTGGTGAGTGGCGGCAACATCTGAGGAGATAGATTAATTGAGGGAGGAATTCTGAATCGCCCGAAACGGGTGCCCTTTGGTTTGGCTTTCGATTCTGTTTTTAATGGTGCTGGTGATTTCGTTACTAAGAATTCATCCAAGGCACTGTCGGTTACCTTTGTCATTGTTTTTGTCGGTTAAGTAAAAAAAAGAGGGGATGGTTAGTTCCATCCCCTCACTGAAATTAGAACTGAGAACCTTGTCCCAAGATGTGCTTGGATGCAGCCACAACACGGATTCCTTCTTCGGAAGCGTAGTTGGTCTGGCACACACGTTGAGTAGAGGTCGGAACGGGTGCATAGGCACCAGTCTGCCATACCTTGTAGTAGCCCCTTGCGCCACCACCCATCTGTTGCTTATACATGATGGTAAAGCAATCCATCGGAATACCAGTCTTGGCATCTTCCTTCTTGTCCATAGGCTTCGCGATGAAGTACCATGGGTAAGGACGGCCAGGGATGTTGGTCAACTGAGGATTGTCAAGGATACGAAGACCTTTCAAGTGGAACTTCGCGCCAGGCAGAGCGATGGTGCTGATCTCAAGGTCGACTGCTGGGCGATCATAGATGATCGAACCATTGTCTCCTAACTGAGTGATCAAGTCAGAAACTCTGAACGCGAATTCAGGACCATGCCACATCAGGGTGTCGCCTGATTGGTTCAAACGGTTTCTCAAGCGATACAAATCCTTGAACAAGGTCAGCGTCACTTGATCATCGTACTGCTTCAGAGGCGCATTGGCTTGAAGTGTAGGGATGTAACCACCAGAGGTGGTCAGCGACTTGTTTGTTCCGGATACTGGATCGTAAGCCACAGCGTTTGCATCGGCAGATGGCATCACGAACAAGCCCATTGCCATTTGAAGCATGAACAACTCTTCAGTTGTACGGCTTCCGAGAACATACCAGAAGTTGATAGTCTCGCCCGTTGCAGGGTTGACGATAGGATATGACCTGTTGGTCAACTGCTTGTCAGTGGTCGTGTACACTTCACCGAAAGTAGTCAGGTAAGACCTGATGTTGGTGAAGGTAGGAATCAACCCTTGTTGCATACCGTAGGTAGCTTCTTCAAATGCTGGAGCAGGTACCGTGATCTGGTTACCACCGTAGGTAGAACCGTTCAGGTTGATGATGCTCGATAAAGGAAGCGAGGTTCCAATCAATTGGGTGATATACAAGCGGTGTGCGCCTGCATACAGTCCACCTTGTGAGTCGCGCTTACCTTGTACTCTCCAGAACTGCTGACCGTTGAATTCGATCACCATCCCCTGACGAGGATATGAGAAGTCAAGCGAGTTAACACCGGTACCTGGGGAGTGAGATGCGGCTGAAAGTTGAATGTACTGCAAACCTGAGAAGGCAGCGGGGTCACCGTTACCTACCGATGCAGTTCCGTACACGTTGGTCTGCGTGGTGTCCGTGTTTACAAATGGCGCAGACAAAATCTGACGCATTTCACGGTGGATGATTTCTTCACCTTCCACTTTTTCCATTAACCCCATTTTCATGAAGTCACCGATGTCGGTCTGGAGTGGGTTGATGTTGAAAAGTTCTTTTACGATCTGTGGTTCCAAAAGGAACTCAATGTTGGAGATAACTGGGTATTGCTCCGAAGAAGCAAACGAGAAATCCCGATAGGTATTTACTGTTGTTATTGGCGTTGCCATTGGGGATTATTTTTTTTTGATAAAAAATTCTCCCTGACTTAAAAAATTAGCGTACTCCGCTTCTCTCTCTATCTATTTTCGCTTTACGTGCCAGTTCCTTAAACTGATCGCTGTATGATGGAATACCATCTCCCTTTCCTCCACTCTTGCTTTCTTTCGTTGGCTTGAAGCCAGCTAACTGCTCGGCTCTAAGTGATTTGGCAAGTGTGGTTATTTGCTTGAACATCTGCTCATCTTTCCAATCGCCATACAGCGCATCGAAGACTTGCTTGATATGTTTCTGCGGATCAAAATTAGGAATTTTTTTATTCTGATCATACAAGGTCGTGTTTTTGAGGTAGTCAATAGACATTTCCTTCAAGAACTTCAACTTGTCTTCGGGGATTTTTACTGTGATCTTGATGTTGGGATCGTTGTCATCCTCGAAGATAAACCGATCAAATTTCTTTCCGTCAGGCTGGGTAAAAATGTCGTTGATTTGCTTTGAATAGAACTCCACAGCCTCCTTCGGTGCAGTAACTTCTTTCGGTGCCTCTTCTTTTTTCTTCTCTGGCTCGGTGGCTTTGAGTTTTTCTTGGTTGGCCAAAAGAACTTTTTTTGCCTTCGCTACATCCTTCTTACGTTGGATGTCGGCCAGTTCCTGAGCTTCTTTGAACTCAGCCTCGTCAGCGAAATCCTCCTCGTTGAGGTTATATTTCTTGTAATCCCTAGCGAATAACTTCTTCGCCTCTTCTCTGGTGATGTCGGTATTGTCGATGATGAATGCCTCCTCGAGTGCCTTGCGGTCCTCTAGTTTCTCGACATTGAGGTTCATGAGCGTGGCGGCAGACTCGAGTCCGTCACCTATTTTATCGAGATCGTAACCAGACTGATCAAGCCATTCGATCAATTTTTTCTGCTTGTCTGATTTGTATACAGGATCCTTTGATGCCTTCTTAAGTTCCTCGATCTGCGCCTCAAATTTTTGGTTTGAATCGAGAATCTTTTGAAGTTGATCCTCATCATCGATGGAATATTTTTCTTTAAGGTAGGAGTTAAAGTCAGGCTCTTTCGCCTCTACTTCTTCAACTTCCTCCTCTTCTTCTGGTTCTTTTTTTGCTTTGGATTCTTTGACAGGCTTTACTTCCTTGCCCTCTTCATCGTAATCCGGAATAGGGTTGGATGGCTTTTCCTTTATTTTGACAGGCTCCTTTTCTTTCTCTACATATTTGCCTTGGGAGATATCGTATACTTTCTCCATCTCCTTTACTTCCGCTACTTCTTCTGCCATAAAATTGTTGGTTAGTTATTCAAAGATAGATAAAAAATATTTTATGCTTTTTGCACAAATTATTTTGCTTCCGCTTTTTCTTTCTTTTTAGAGGCTGCCTGAAGTGCAGCGGTCGCCAGTTTTGTCTGTGCATCGAGCACCTTGGCCTCATGCTGTTTGTCCGACTTGTAGTCATTAGACTTGCTTCTCATTGCCTCCTTGAGCACCGTGTCGATGCCCGATTGCTTGGCGATGGTTGCCTTCATAGCATCGGCCATCTTATTGATCTCAGCATCAAATGTTGCTTTACGCTGTAGCAATGCCTCATCGATCCTTGCCTGTATCAGCATGTTCTCCTGCTCGTCCTGCTTCTTCTTCTCAAGCAACTGCATCTCTGTCTGCAACCTTAACTGGTTGGCTTGATCTGCACTCTGCATCTGGAACTGTTGTTGTTGCTGTGCCATCTTCTGATTCTTGGCCTCGTTGATCTTCTCGCGAGTGGCCAGCACATAACGAGCCAACGTCAAATCTTTAACCTGCCTGATGAATGCCGCATCCGATGCGTTAACTCTTCCTTCCTTCTGTGCCTCCATGAGTTCCATGAAGAACTGATTCCACTCCTCCTGTCCTGGCGATGGCTGCATCTGAAGACCGTAGTCACAATATGCAATCTCATCGGGCACCTCAAAGAACTCAGTCGTTGATGTACCTAGCGCGGGTATCATGCCCTGAATGTGCACCTTGTTCAACTTCGCCTGTTGGGTGAGTAACATATTCATGTGACACACCTGCTTGAATATCTGCTGACGGCCATTGATCAAGTATTCAATCGCATCGCTGCCTGCGGCTAGTTGTGCCTCCATGTTACCAGTGGTCAACCGATCAGGCAACGTAGCCGACTCCACCACCGAGGATCCCGTGATCTCGTCCATCATCTTGATGCAGGTAGTAATCGTCTGCAAATAGTCCGTGATCGTAAGCCCAGCCGAAGACTCCTTCAGCGAGTTGCCTATGTTCTGGCCGTACTGATTCGTATTCTGTCTTGTTGCCCAAATGTTGCTCTGCAAGAAGAAGTCGACAGCCTCTCTCTCGGTCCACTGCTTGCCACCCTTGCCGAGTGCAATGTTCTCAATGGCTGTCAGGTTCAACTCGATCACACCCATTCTGCCCTTAGCCAAGATATCCTTCATCCTATTCCAGGCAACATTGAGCATGAAGGCCATCTCCTCGAGTTGCGCCACCACACTCACGATCCTGCCCTCCTTCATGTTCGGTGCGAACGTAATGATCGGCAGGCGAGAGTTAACCAGTGCCGTGCGTGGCATATTCACCCTCCGATGATTGTATACAAGTTCGGAGTCGACTATCCAAGTTCCACCGTAAACGCTGGTGAAAGAATTCTGCACTATCTTCTGGTCCTTCGTACTCGCCTGCGTAGGCTTGTAGTCATAGTGCGTCATGTCCATCATCCTGTTGCCTGTCTCCTTGTTGTCCCAAATCTTATAGGCAACATTGTCATTGCTCAGGAAGTAATACCTCATCACTGGAATGTACTCCAGACCGTCATAGTTGTCGTAATACTGTGGCAATGTTCCGAAACTTGCTGCTGTGTTCGGATACGCATGGGCAGCAATCGCCTCATCCATCTCGGCCTGCGTCAGTAGTCCTTGCGCCTCCGTCTTAAACTGATTTCTCGTAATGAAATCAATGAAGAACGCATATTCCTGATTAGTAAAATTCTCATTCTCTACATAGCTTCCACCCCAGAACTTGGGATTAATCCTCTTCGTCCTTGGGATGCCATTCTCATCTAAGTAACAATGCGCATGGCCTCTTCCTATCACCGTCAAGTCCCAATCAATCTCCCTCATCACCTGATCCATGTCGTTGATCGTCCCATTAACCAGCTTCATCGTCTTCTCCGCATCGACAATCTTTCTGATCTTCGAGTTGGCCGACAGATTGAACATCAACTCGTCTGGATACTCTGGCAATTGATTCACTTCCAGTTCTGGAAACATCTGTTGCGGATCGACCTTCAACTTTGTAAACCAATCCTTGAGTTCATACAGCGTCTTGATCTGAGCACTCCTCTGCTTCTGCTCATCGACACTCAATGGATCAACTGCCGTAAAAGAAACATCGTACTTATACCGCTGCAACTTCGCAACAGCTCTGTTCACATATTTCGTAATCAGATTGAGCACCTGCACATCGATGTATGCAAGCGAACCATTGTCATCATTGGTGAGGCCACGGTCTTGATAAAAGCCCAGCATTCGGTAAATATTATCGGAAGACTGGCGGCCTTGAGCAAGTTCTACAAGTGCATTGAATGAACTCGTATCATTAAACAATCTATATCCGTATCTGTTGGTTGAGAAGTATATAGCCTTTGCTGCTTGAAGGCCGTACTCCATGCTTTCTTTTTTCTTGGGCGGTGCCCACTCATCAGGAAATGGGTATTGGGAATTATTACTCACTAAGAAGCAATTTTCCCAAAGTTAATTAAAAACTTATTAATACTTCCTTTCTGGCTTTTTGTATACTCTGAAGTAGTCTGTGATGTCCTTTACAGGCAATGCAACTTGTTTCGGTCTGATCTTGCACCCAATCTCGGTCATTCCCTGAGCCACGGTGTAGTCATGCACCTTGGTGTTAAGTGGATCAAAGACAAGGTCATCGTCAATCATTTCGAGGAAAATGTAGGTGTGTCCAAAGTATTCTACATCGGTGGCGATGGCAGAGGTATACTCTTGGATCATCATCGCTGAGGCTGGTGTGCCCTTCTGGTCATCGGATTTTTTGCGTAGAGCTTCGATGGGAACGTATTTGTCCTGAAGGAACTCCTCACAGCCTGCATCATTGAACCAGTTGATGATGCCAGGCTTCTGGTGCTCTACGTTGAGTTGAGTGCCAAACAGCCAGCACACCATGAGCGCACGTTCGAACATGACGTTAGGGTCACTCGGCCTGCGGTCCATCATGGCGATGTATTTGCCTGTGACGTATGGATATTTTTCTCTTGCCCGTTGCTCGAGAAGTTCTTGGCTTATCTGTCCATCGATAGACGAGTCGTACTTGCGTTTGACGAATAGAACAGGACGCGATCTGCGTGAGGACACAAACTCACTATCGTTGGTCATGGAATCCGTTACCACCACACCGTGATCGATAGGGTCAACACCTGAACCGAAGATGTTGGTGTTCCTTGGAATATATTTCGTTCTGCCATTCTCAAACCTTTCTTCCACATTGTTGAGCCACTCTCTTTCTTTCTCATCTCTTGGAAGCCATCCGAGCTTAAGCCACCCATTGTCAGGATCGTCAAACCATTGGACGCGAGAGAACCGTTCATTGTCTGCCCATCGTAGATTGACCAAACGCAATTGAGGAGGGTTCATCAATAATTCTGATCTCCTGTCTTGAAGTATAGTCGCATTGAACTCGCACTTGTCGGCAGAGATGTAAAATACTTCGTTCCAATTGAGAGGAAACTTTCTGATGAGTGCAGAGTAATCTTTAGGATTGTCTTTGTATGCTTCACGCTCATCGAGAATATTTTGTCTTGCCTTCTCACGCATTGGCCTTCCCCAATCGTCAATGAATCCTTCGTATGCACAGTCCGCAGGCATCATAGCAGCATACATTCCCGACTTAGTCTGTCCAAGTTTAGTGCGCCTGTCAAAGTCAGACTCGAAACAAACTTTCTTATAGGCTCGACCTCCACGATCAGCCGCATCCATGAACTCAACAGTTGTTGCCCAGAATGCCTTGCCAATTATTTTTTTACCAAGTCTTAAACAAGGCTTCACAAATGCCCATCGTTGAGATACATCAACCGAAATTGTTTTGCCAGGCTCCTCCATCAGGTATGAATGAAGTTTAGCCTGATCATATTTATTGGCTTCGCTTGTTCTAAAATCCATTTTAGATTCAAGGACTAACTTATCCTTTGATACTATTCTGCGTCTGTTACGCTTGGGTGGATCTTTGAAGATAATTCCTTTCTTCTGTAGCGTTGTGGTATCGTATGTAGGCTTGGAGTAGTATGGAAGTTTATAAAATGGATCAATCACCATTTCATTGTAAAAATTTCTGATCTTGGTGTCATCCTCTCCCTGCATTCCGGAGAGATGTTTGAAGTTGGTGGATGTTCTGTTAAGAATCCAGAATCCCATTGTTGTGCTTTTACCAGCCCTGCGAAGAGTATTATAAACTCCCCCATAACACTCGGGATCCTCCTCCCAATATTTTATCCAATAGAATACTTCTTTGTCTGCTTCCCTAAAGTCTGGATGGCCAAACAACGGTTGCCATTGAGTTAAGTATTTATAGTAATCACCTGTGAGATAGGTTGGTGTTCCATTGTTCCAGAACCAGAACCCATTTGTTACTCTTTCAAACTCTTGTTCCTCCCACTTGTTTAGCTCGGCCTGATGAGGGTGAATGTAGTTATCATCCAGTTCACGTTCTTGTTCAAACTCATCCATCCAGTCCCTTAAATACTCTGGAGGAGTTGGTCTGATGAACTTCTGTTCTTTCTCGAAATGAAGTTTCTTTGGCTGCTCGGGAAGATATACTTGTTCAATGCCAGGACCTGAGATGCCTGTAACGAGATATTGAAACTTGTACGGATTACTTGTCGGAGTAAACATTGTCAGTTAGTCCCACAAAGATATCAAACTTGAACTCGCCTTGCACGATACAGCCAGTGGTTTAGAAATTTCTTCTGACTCGGATCGCGCCTTGCTACATTCTGATAGAACTGCACCCTGCGATTGCTAAGTCTTTTAAGAAACTCTTTTTTATCCAATCTATTCATCTGTATACAAGTTGCCTCGTCCATCACGTTATTAACTACAATCTTTGCACCCATCTCCCTCATCACTCGCTTGGTGATCATTGTGCCAATGGTTCCATTGAGCCGGAAGTCCATCACATAATTAGCAACCTGCTGATCTCTTATCATATAAAAGCCTTCGCGCACCCAGATGGTGAGGTAGTAGTCGAGCACGTAGTGAGGAACAAGTCCACCAACGCTATCATTTTGCCTGAGTGGTTTGGCCTGATCGATGAACTTCCAGCCCTTCCAATCTCTGTTCCACTTGCGAGTGATGCCTGTGTATGTCTCACCACCCCTATCTGAAACATCATTTGCGTAGTGTCCCTCATGCCCCTTTATAAATGCGAAAGCCTCCAAGAAGGAGGCTTGAGGCTTGGCTAGGTGTGATCTTCGATCTCGCAACGGTGACTCATAGCAATAGAATGCTATTGCAACGAGTGTAAGTGTTAAGATAATCTTTTTCATAGTAGACAAAGTTAGGAATAAAATTTCCAAATGAATCCACCACAAGATTTAGCTATTCCTTTTGCGCAAGAGGCAATATTTGAATGTTGCAAATTTAGAATTCTTGCTGCACCTCTTATTGATGGCCATTCTTTTATAAAAACTCCTTCTTTATTAAATTGTAAAATTGTTTTTTTTCTGATGGGGTTTGTAATCATTTGGTTGATGCGTTCTTCTGAAAATTTTACTCCTTTCATGGGCGATTGTTTGCCTGTTCTATATTGCGACAATCTTTTTTTTGTGGCTTCAGAATGTTTTTTACCCAACCAGTATTTATTACCTTTTTTTCTTAATCCATTTTTAATACAAAATTCTTCCTTCATTTTACGTCCAGATTGAGACTTACTCATTTTTGCCTTTGTTTCCTCAGACAATTTTTTTCCACGCATTGGGCTTATTTTTCCTTTATTACCTAATGAAATTTTTCGCTTGGTTTCTTCTGAATGCTTTGCACCTAAATTGCTAGTTACATTGGTTTTAAAGTTGTATCCAAAATTTAAATCATATGAGCAAAGTAAATTCATCCAATACTGCTCCATGAATACGCAATGACTTGGTTCGCATTCTTCTAAAACTTCAAACTCAAAATTATCTATCCCATAAAAAGCAACAGCGTATCTTAAATATGGATTGTAATGGTTACCTAGCTTGAATTGATTTTTGTGTTTCCACCATCTTTCTTTAAAACTTTTACCAGTGGAACCAACATAAATCTGATTGGTTATTTTATTAGTAATAGTGTAAACTCCAGTTTGCATCTATTTTTTATTTTTAAGTCTTTGCTCAGGGCTTAATGCTTGTTTTATGTGCTCCTCACCTTCTTTTTTAAAATCACCATAAATAGAATTGTATAATTCTTCAATCCCCTCGATTAATCGATTTGCAAGAATATCCAAATCAAGTTTCAATTTAACATTTTTTAATCGTTGATCCTCATCTGATTTCTCATCTATTGGCTCATTCATGTTTTTTAAGGTTTCAATCAGCAAATCCTCCCTTGTTCTAAGCAACGAGAACTTGTTGTGATGTTGCCAGTAACTCAGGTAGTACACCACCAAGTCTTTGTAGTCCTTGTCTTCAGGTACGATATCCAATCCACTCGCATGCTGGCATGCCTTCTTGCGTTCCTCAATGTTCTCAATGCGTATGTACGTGGAGTTCTTGTCGTTCATGAACTCCACGTACTTGAGCACCTTCTCCTTGTTCGGATGCTTGTACTTTTTGAAGATGTCGGTGTCTTTGAAAGTCATGGTTTCTTCAGTCTCCCTGCCTCAAGTATAGGTAAGCCAGCCTCAGTTGGAATGTAGATCACTTGGTTCTCAGTCTTATCCATGTTGTCGATCCAAAGATAGCGCAAGTAGCTTTCATTGTTCTTAAGACTCTCACCGATGATTGCGTTTGCCTTAGCAACACCCTCGGCACGAATGATCTCTGCCGTGGCCAAATCTTTTGCAGCCTCCATCTTTGCTCTGGCCTCCTGAATTTTAATCTGCCTGTTCTGAGTGGCTCTTGCGAGTTCAGCCTCACCTTCTAAGTTCTGCTGATATACGTTGTAGTTGGGACACCCCCACATCAGCAGTCCGATTACAAGGATTAAAGAAGTACCAACAAATCGCGTGATGCGAAAGATGGTATTAAGTTGCTCCTTTTCTTCTAGTTTTTGTTGTCTTTCAAATTCACTCATAGTTTTAATTGGTTAGTTTAATGGATTACATGAAAATACTTCTGTCTTGTTGCCAGTGAGGAAGCGAGCGTGGTCTTCATTCAAAGCGATCACGAACTGGCCGTTGCGAAAGCGATATTGAAAATTCTGTAATGGATGAAGTTCTGTCGATTCATCTTTTTTCGTAAAAAGAAATGCAGCCCCTTTAAATTCTTGTGTCCAACTCATTGCACCTTCTGTATTAGTGTTGTCTTCAGCGTATCACCAATGGCAAGAACTTTGTACTGTGACACCGATGAACTTAGCCACCGATACTCACCACTTTCGTACACTTTCAGCAGATATTTATCTGGAGACTGAAAGCCAGGTACGTACCTCTTGTCGAGCACAATTAGTTTGCAGTCAGTAATCGTGTTGTAGAATCGATTGTTGCTTGTGATGCAGCCAGACAATAGGAAAAGTAAAAATAGTTTGCTCCCTCGGGTTAATGCTACCCCATTTTGTTTTAGAAGTTCAGCCAGATTTATTCTCATACCTTCTTGTTTAGTTCAATCTCAAACTTACTGCCATCCATGTGCGGAGAGTTCTCCAGTAATCGCTTATAAAAGCGAGCCATGCCAATGGGCAAATTCCACCTTACCGTGCGGACTAGTCGCCCTGAGTTATATTCGCGAACATCGTAGGTCATAGTTCTACTTCTTGTTTATTATCAATTAAAAACTCAACAACCAAATAAGTCTCATCATCAGGAACATATCTTTTTTGACTTAATATCATTGGCATTTTAATCCATCCCTTACCATCACAGTAAGGACATAATGTTCTATCAACATAACCATTGCCTTTGCAAAGTTCACATTGTACTTCGATTCTTATTTTCATGGCTTCAGAGATTTGTAAATAATGACATATAAACAAACAAGTAATCCTCCACCTAAAATCCATATTACTGCCCATGCCAGCCATTTAAACTCAGCCATTGCCCACCAGATTAATATCCAATATGTGAATATCAACATCATTACCCCTATCGTCTTCAAATGTGTTTTCATAGCGATATCAATTTAACTAGTAAAACAAAGATCACAAAGGCCAATATATAGCCGATGAAGATAGTCAGTAAAGATGCAGGTAGCGGTTTCATAAACTGTATAATTCAAATGAAGATAGCGCACTACCGCATGTCATCCGATGTGAGTTTAGCCAGTCCTTACCATAACCACCGATGCCATCAACGTGGATTACATCAGAGCACCCTGAAAGACGAACGAAAGGAACCTGATTTTTGCACGCAACAAAATCCATGCATCTGTAGCCCGAATCATGAATGCGTCTTGTTGGTAGTATAACCATAGAAGTGAATTCAATCTCCTCATCCCATGCTCTACATGGGAGAGCCTCAAATTCTTTTCTTGTCCAATCGCCTAAAAGTTTTTTCTTTTCCATAATTAGTTTGCAGTTAAAAAGGTGGCCGTCCATGAAAACGATCAAGTAAAACATGAACGTGCGCCCGAAGGCTACCACCTAGTCATTTAATATCTTCCATTTTTTTAAGTTCATCATTGAATGACCATTCATCCATCATGTGTTGAAATTTTGCCTCAATCACTTCCATGCGATCAAGATTACCATATCGTTTCATAAAGTATCTCTTCCTCGCATTTTGATTGCGAATTGCTTTCTTGATCCATTCAGGTTTTTTGGTTTTCCTCATTTCTTAAATACATTTGCGCCATCACCCTTTAACTTCCAATACTCAAGGAATGCATATCCCTCTTGATCGTTAAACTCCCAGCGATGACCGTTCCAATAGATGACGATCATGGCTTATCGTTCATAACTTTTAAAACATCCCTCATCGCAATGGCAGCATTCAAAGCAGCGGCCAGTTTCTTATAGTTTCTATCCTCTGCACTCATAGAAATAGTTTGCTTATTATCGAAAAAGTCATTCCATCCATCCGTAGTTTTAGAGACACATCCAATTTTTATTTCATCGGAATCTCTATCTAATCTAATAGGATATTTGCAAAAACAGTAAACAATGAGGTACCTCACATCCTGATGGCCTCGGACATCCTGATTGCCTCCGACATACTGATAGCCTCGGACATCCTGATTGCCTCCGACATACTGATAGCCTCCGACATACTGATTGCCTCCGACATACTGATTGCCTCCGACATACTGATTGCCTCGGACATCCTGATTGCCTCCGACATACTGATTGCCTCCGACATACTGATTGCCTCGGACATCCTGATTGCCTCCGACATACTGATTGCCTCCGACATACTGATTGCCTCGGACATCCTGATTGCCTCGGACCGTTACGCTTTTGATTGCATACAAATACAAGCATTTCAAATCCCCATCATAATCCAAATCATTTTCGAAATAGTATGATTTTGTTTCATCGCTTAAGACCATACCAGCCTCGTAAACGATGTATTTGATTCCGTTAATCGTTTTTGTATTCATGGCGTTACCTCCTTTCCTCCAAATAGTTTGCATAATCCTGAGCCATGTCGTCCAATGCCTTGTAGGCAGAATCCAATGTCTTGAGCACCGGCTCAATGCCTGGCGCGTCCTTAATCTTAATCAATACTCCGTGGAGGCTGATCAGCTCAGCCAAGGCCTGTTCAATGGTTAGTTGTGTGTACATGATCGTTAAAAATTAGTTTGCAAGTAGGGGAGGAGTCGAACCTCCCCAACGAACCATTCTACTTGGTGAGTGACACAAAAAACTCATGCGCACTCATATGCTGACTCATCCACAATGCTGGGTTAATCTCCTTATAGGCAAACGTGGTGTAGTTGTACAACTCCCATAGACTGTCCTCGGCATTATAATCGTGTGTCGGTGCCTTGATCTCCCGTGCAATGATGCCTAGCTGTGTCGCTGTGATCAATTCCTCCTCCAAGAACATCCTACCCACCAAGGTAGAACGATCGCGAGCCGTCAGTCCCACAGACTTCATGGCATCCCTCTCTGATTGCATCAAGGTGAACACATCCGAACTCCTCTTGATGTATTCCGTGATCGCCTCTGGTGTGAATTCCTGCACATCACCCACATGCTTTCTTTTAAAACTACCAAAGTCACCACGTACACATCCATTCGAGCAGATGAAGATGCGCGAACCAATGGCAAACTTCAAGGTCAGTTTTTTGTTGTAACTATTCTGCCATCCGATCTGTAATTGCATCTCTGTGTCAAACAAGTTTGCAATCGCAAATTTGCCGTTGGCAATCTGACCATTCTGTGATGCTGAATACTCCTCACTCGCTAACTTAAATCCTGACTTGTCAATAGACTCCAATGTCAAGTCAATCAATTGTGCATGGCTTACAGGTTTGTAAGTCTTCGTTTGTTCGGGCAATGATACTCCCATCAATTGCTCCCTTGTCGCTACATAAGTTTCCATAGATCGTTTATTGTTTTTAATATCTGCGAATATTCGCATTGCTCCTGTGGGCAAAACCAATCACCCACAGGATGGTAATTCACCTCTTAAATGTGTTCAGTATTTCTTTAAATTGATGCTCCTCTATTCGAACACTCGTCTTTAATCCGTCTTCAGTCTGTAGGATTATTAGTATTAAGAATGCCATCATTAAATTCATACTCCGCATTTATCCAAGCAGAATTTAATGCCTGATACGCATCTTCGAAATGTGTGAGTCTCGCCTTCATGGCAACTAACTCGTCAGTTGTGCTAATCGTTTTCATGATCGTTTATTGTTTAAGATTAAAATTTGTATGCATCAATGTATTCAACTCTCTGATCGATCGTGTTAATCAAGTCTTCAACATACACATCAATCAGACTCTCCTTGATCTTACCTTTGTTGTCAGTCAGATACACATCGAACAAGTCGCTACCATTCACAACAATGTACACAAGACCTTTGTGATGGTGACCATTGACTCTAAAACCTCAATCCCTTGTCATATACGTTTGCCCATGCATGCGCACCCCATGACCATACTATCTGTGAACGTGCCATCGCACGTACCAATTCTAATTGAGACTCTTTCGGGAAGTCTCTGCACCCATGCTCATTAATGTCGAAATGTGTGTTCATATTCTTGATCGTTTAGAAGTGTTTTATCCCTCACTTGACACATCAAATGTCTACAAAATTCTTTGAACTACAAAATATCTTGTAGAAATAACCTTACATCAATATTACATGCAACTCAACGCATTGAGAACCAACACGTATTATTTAGAACCATTCTAATTACCCTGGATTTTTTTTACGCTGCAGATTTGCGCTCGAATGAAACTGCCTTATTTCCCCTCTTCTCGATCAATACATTTCCCCTACCCTCAATCTCCTTGATCACTACATCCCACATCTTATCGTACATCTCAATTATTCTCTGTCCCTTCTCAGTCAATCCAATTACATAACCCCTCTTGAACTTTATCCTCTCCAAATATCCTAACTCAACACACTTATTCATTCCCCATGTGTAGTCCCTCACCCACGATGAAGAGTAACCCGACCAATGAACAATGTTCTTGATACTACCAGCAATTTTATTATTCATCACACACCATAATTCAAATATTCCCAACGTGTTCAATACTCGATCAGTCAAATAAAACTTTGTCTCATATCCAAGAGATCCAAAGTAAGTACAAAGCCTCCTCTTTGTCTTGATGTGTATTATCCTCTCGTCAATCCTGTTGAGTCGTATATCCCTCCTATTTAGACTGTTTCTAAATAACCATGTGCCTCCATCATTCGCGCTCGCTCGCGTTTCACGTGAAACCCCATCAGAAACAGGCTTTTGGCCATTCAACCCATCAGTTTCCATGTGTTATATAATTTGTATTATGTTAAATAGTTTGTAACCGGCTGACAATCAGATAAAAGCATTATGTTTTGGATTCTCTTTTTGGGAAAATCGACTCCCCACCCCTCAGAAAACCAAAAGCCCAATTCGGGACTCGCGGGGGGACATTGGTGCGGGAGGTGCATTGACGTAAGCGTGCGGAATTTTGGTGTCATTTTATGTGAAAATAGGGGTGATTTTTGTCAAAAGCAAATTTGGGGGTGATTTTGGGTGTTAAAACTACTGTTACACGCTGATTTCTGGGATTTTGGTGCTTATTTGGAATGATTCTAAACAAATTTGTAGACATTTGTAAACATTTCTGTAAACATGGTGATTTTTCGGTCATTTTTCAAAGGATTTTGTATTACAAAAACGATCACAACAGTTTAATAGGAATTTTTATGTATATCTTATACAGTATACTTCAAAAATCCTATTAATCTGTGGTGATCACATTTCTCCTCGGGGTCTGATTTTTTCTTTGTATACACATGTAAAAAAGCGGTTTTAAAAAAGTCGTGTTTTTAGTATTTTTTAAAAAAGTATTTTGATTTTATATTTTTAATCTTAAATTTGCAAGTATACTCGGAGCAATTCAGTGTTTTTTATGGAGAAAAAAAAGATGATCGCGGTGTGGTTCTTAGAGCACAATAAATTGAATGTAAACAGGGTCTGTGAGAAGTACGGAATGACGGTGTCGGAACTGCTTCAATTTGTTGGTAGGTATGAGTTCGGATTTGACGAGGATGATGTGAAGAAAAAGTTGTGGAACATGAGGTCTTACGAGACGATGTTCCTTGAGCAGAGGAGGAAGGAGGAGAAGGAGGCGAAGAAGGAGCGCAGGAGGAGGATATTAGCGGAGGTGAAGGCAAAGATTGAGGCCGAGGAGGCTGGATTATGATAAAGAGGAGAAGACTGCCAGGTGTATGGGTGCGAGGGGTGAGGGCATTTATCCAGATGTTGGATAAGGATGGGGGGAGTGTGCCTCGGGAGTTTGATAATTACAGGGATGCAGCGGAGTATTACGGGTGCACGGAGGCTCAGTTGAGGGGTAGGCTGAACACGGTGCACGATGACGTTTGGTATGTGTATCTGGATGGTCCATTATGGGAGTACGATAAATAAAAAAGCTATGGTAACGACAGTTGTGAAGACATTTCGGTTGACTTTTGAGGATGATGCGAGGCTGACGGAGCTGTGTCGGGCGCACGGGGTAGGGCTGAGGGAGATGGTTGAGTATCTGTGTCTGACGGGTATTCCGCAGGGCACGGATGTGGCGGGTATGGTAAGGAAGCACCAGAGGGATCAGCAGGTTAGCGCGAAGGGTGCCGACCTCGAGGAGAAGGAGAGGATGAGGGAGAGGCTCAGGGCGATACGTGAGGACGAGAGGGAGAAGATCAGGCTCGAGAGGGAGAATGAGGCCCGCGAGGAGCGACTTGCCAGGATCAGGGGTACGGAGAAGCCGAAGGTGGAGCAGGAGGATTGGATGAAGGACATGTTGGGGGAAGAGTGAGGACTTTGATACAAAAGCATTTGTATTTGTAAACAACTTTTATACATTTGTTGTATGGCAAGAGAGAAGAAGAAAAGTTTGGTGCTGAGCTTCAGGGTGAGTGAGGCCGAGGCGGTGGCGATCGGACGGATGGTGAAGGACGGAGGATTCAAGGGAGTGAAGGAGTTTTTGCTTGATGAGGTGCGGACGAGGTACTATGCCACGGAGACTGACAAGCCAGTAATTTTTACTCATCCGGATAATGTGAAGATGGCGAAGGACACATTGAAGACAGGTACTTTGACTTCACACCATGTCAATGACGAGATGTTCAGAACATTGATCACGAAAGGAGAGGTAACGGTTCACACGACCGAGCAAAGCCAAGAGGTTGTTGATCCAGTTGGTAAGGAGGCGATGAAGGTTCAGCCAGTAGACGACATTTCACTAGACGGCATTTTATGAAAGAATTTTTAGAGATACTTGGGTTTGTGATTACGGGTGGGTTGGTCTTGTTGATCGCCTACTTCTGGTGGTGCATGTGGATGTTCAAGGACTTCGATGAAAACAATTGGTGATGATATATAAAGTAGTAGGCCTGGAAGACGGATCGTGGTCCGTTCAGGATGAGTCGGGCGTGATATCCTCAAGGTGGAGGTTACATGAGGCAGCCGAACTGGAGTGCGACCTGTTGAACAATCCTCCATTGATGAGCAATCATTATGAACTTCAGGTGGGTGACACATTCTCGGTGGAGGGGCAGGGATTTACGATCCGAAAGAATGACGGTGGCAGGGTGACTGTTCAGCCAGCTATAAGGATTGAGGACGTAACCAATCAACCATGAAACGCAAAAATTTTCTCATTGCGCTGGTCGCGCTCATTGCCGCACCATTCGCTGTATTCGGTAAGAAGAAGACAACCAACTAACCCAAAAATTATGATTATGATCATTATTGTCGTTTGCCTGAGCATAGGATTTGCTGTGGGCATTATTGTGAGCAACTCTGTGAAAGACAAGGCTCATAAACTCGAGGTCAAACTCGAGCAACTCGAGACACGGCTGATGGCCAAGGTTACTGGTGTCAGCGGTGAGGTGCGCAGTGCCATCCGTAGCACGGAGGACAACATCAAGATGCATGTCAATAAGTTGAAGCCATGATAGTAGAGCATGCACCGATCAAGGGGACAAATGCAACAATAACATTCAATTTGTTGGGAAGAATGCCTAATGTCATCTGGGAGGGTTCTGGCACCCGAGCACTTACCGCCAGGGTGAACAGCATGCACTTCGCTGTGCACAGGGTGCGTAAAGGCCGCTGGCGTTGGGCTTTGAACAGGACCAAGAGCCACATCACGCAGAGTGGGAGGGTGAAGAGTGAGGTCACGAAGATGGCCCACGGAGAGGTCGGTTGCCGTAAGGTGGCGATGAACACGATCTGGTCAAAAGCAGCGCAGTTGGATCCATCGTTGTGGGGGAATCGGAGGCAGATTGGAGGGGCGAGGCGATGAGTGAAGAAGAAAAAATATTGAAGGAGTGTTGGGTTAAGGCACTCGCGCTTGAGGAGGACATCTCCGATGAAGAGTGGGAAGAGATAAAGACTGAAGGTGAACTTAAGTTGATGATCGATGGTGCTATCGAAGCCATGAACAGATGGTCGGCTATAGAGCAGGAGAGAAACTACGGAACATTTTGAAATGAGTGAGGCTAAAAACGAAGATAAGTTGATATATGAGTATTCTGAGGACTACTACTCGGATAAAATATATGTCACTAAAAATCGATGGATAACCATCGATGTGGGCGGTCATTGCATTTCGATGCCATTAAGGGAGTGGCATAGAATGGCAAAAGAAAGAGATAATGAGGAGGAAATGGAGGAAATTTTACACCGTCTTATCGAAAACAGGGAGCGCAAAGAAGAATTGATGTTATCGCTGAAACGCCTTTTAAAATGAAGGTCGGTGACTTCGTTAAGGCTGGGTACGATGGTTTTGGTGTGATTATGGAAGATATAGGTACCGATTGGCCATACTACAAGGTCAAGATCAAGTGTGGCCGATTTTTAGGATACATCAGATACTACTTGCCCGAGTCACTGACGCTTATTTGGTAACAATCAGTTAATTATAAAATATTACCTTTGGTTAATGACTAAGGCAGACAAAGCCAGAGCTTTAATCGAAAAGTATCCTACACTTTCTAAAAAAAAGTTGGGTGAGTTGTTGTATAAATATCATCCGACACATTTTAAGGATGCCGAGGAAGGTAGGGTTTATATAAGGGCAGTAACCGGTGGCTGCCGAAGTGTTAGACTGAAAGAGACTCACAAGGAATTTTACATTTCGCATAATCTTCCGGAGGGCAAAAAAAATGATTACACACCATTCATAGTCAGCGGAAAAAATATAGGAATACTGTTTGACATACATATTCCCTACCACGATAAAAGGGCCATTGAGTTGGCCCTTAATTATTTTAAAAAGGTTAAGGTTGATACGATAATCCTTGGCGGTGACCTGATGGACTTCTATCAGATGTCAGACTTCGAGAAGGATCCCGAGGAGAGAATAAGTACGTGGGAGGAGTTAAGAATGTGTATGGGATTCTTGACCGACTTGAGAAATAATTTTCCTGATGCAGCCATTATTTTTAAGATAGGAAACCACGATGAACGATTTGAGAGGTGGCTCAGAAAGCACCCAGAGGTAGCCGACTTTCCTATTTTAAATTTCAATTACCTGTTTAATCTTCACGGTGTTACCGATGATGAAAGAGAACTTGCGAAGAAAAGAAATATTGAAATCGTAACTAAGAAGAGGGTGATGAAGATGGGCAAGTTGAACCTTGTCCATGGACACGAGTTTGGTAAGGCTATATTCAGTCCAGTCAACCCAGCCAGAGGTCTTTACCTTCGGGCTAAGTCTAATACTATCTGCGGCCACCATCATCAGACCACTGAGCACGTAGAAAAGGATTTGAATGATAATATCATTGGTTGTTGGACGGCTGGGTGTTTAAGCGATCTACACCCTGCATACCAGCCAATCAATAAATACAATCTTGGTTTTTCCAGAGTAACGGTTTACCAGGATGGTAACTTCTCAGTGGAGAATAAAAAGATAATGGGTTACGAGATAGTATGAAAAGTCCTAAAGTAGTCGAGCGCAAATTAGGAAAGCATAAGGCTGCCGGCTACGCCTGGAACGATCCCAAAGACGCTAAATTCAATACGATCGAAATAGACCCTAGAAAAGAAGTTCACGGGGGAACGAAAGGTTACATGGATACGTTTATTCATGAATGTATCCACATGATAGACCCACAAATGCATGAGGATGATGTAGCTAAGTTTGCTACCGATTTATGCCGAATGCTTTGGAAGCATGGATTCAGGAAGGTAGATGTAAAATAATCACAACCAAAACGCTGAATCACCGATTATAATATTAATTTCTTACCTTCGTTGTATTAATCAATCAGTTTTATGGCAAAGCAAGACGGCAAGACCATTAATCCATTAAGGAGCACTTATCTCGATGAGATGAAACACCCTAAATTGATCCCTCTCAATGGAGAGGCACCGATCAACGACTTGGTATTTCCTGGCAGCCGTGGCAACAAGGCATCCCTAATCAACAAGAGCAATCTTAAAAAAATGGGTGAGTTTGTGAAGACACCGATCAAGCCATACAAAAAACAGATCGGATGAAACGCCAGGCCAACGGTGAAAACAACTTCTCGGTAGCCAATCCGAATGCGCCTAACAGCAAAATGAATCGCAAGAACAACGGAGAGGATCTGTCGATCAGTTCGTATCTGGACAATTTGAACGTGAGGAGTTACGACATGAACACCGATCCAGACAAGACATTCACAAGGAACAAAGGTGTAGGCCAGAAGGCTGCGCCACCAAAGAGTAATTATCGCGAACGATTTAAAGGAAAAATGTAATGGGAAAACAACCAGCAAAGACAGAAAAGGGCACACCAAGTCTTGGTAGTGGATTTTTGGATGGCAAGGGACCAGGCCAAATTAAGGATGGCAACCCAGGCCACACTACTGATCACGGGTTTTTGGAGCACGTTAAGAAGACTGGTTCCAATTCAACCGGTGCTCACTTCATGAAGAACGGTGAGTTCTTCCAAGGAACGCCTCCACCAGAAATTAAGAAAAAGCCAACGACTGCCAAGGTCAATAAGCCTACACACCATGACATGTGGGGAAACGAACTCTGAGCACTACCCTCCGCTTGACGCTGGGGGCATGATGCAACTGGATCCGTCCACAAGGCGTGTTCCTGTTATGCCACGTAAGGATCCGAAGAAGAGGAGGAAGCCTAAGCCCTCGGTAAACAACATCACGCCTCGCTAACTTATCTCATAAATTATACGGCCACCGATCTTGGTGATTGTGAGCGTGTAGTTTTTATAGTGATGGACGGTTTTCATCAGAACGGTACTGTTATTTGACTGTGATCGATTTTATCTTCCTTGTCTGTATCCGTAAAGTTTGTCTGTCCTTCTTGGTGAACCTTCAGGCACCAGAATCCCTTTAGCATCTTGCCATTTATTTTCTGCTCCATTTGTTCGAATCCCAACTGGATGAGAGCAGGTGTAATAGCGTACTGTGACAGATTCATTCTACCCGATGACTTGGTGATATACTCGAGGATGTCAACGGGCAACATGAACTCACCGTTCATCGCGTTAGGCAGACAGGAGTGAAGGTGCTTGGCGATGAGTTGCTTCTCGATGGAGATTGTCTCGAATGACTTGTTGACTTTCTCCTGAGCTGTGCGCTCGTTCTCATCAAGACGGAAGTTGAAGCCTGACTGATACAGGTGCCATGCCTGTGACCATACCTTGTCGATGTTTACTTTCTTAACGCCAGTGAACTCGTTGTCGTAATCCCAGTTGATCGACTTTATCCGGAAGCATAACCAGCGAGTGTTCTGAACGTCTTGTAGGAATTCATCTTTGTTAGTCGATGCCCAGAAGTTTACGATGCGTGGTCGAGGAAGTTCCTGCCTAGCGTAGGCGAGGCGTTGCTTGGAGGTGGATCGGGATATAAACGACTTGAGGGCGGTGAGGTCTTTGCGGTTGAGTGACTCGAGTTCATCCATGTGCCATAGGAAGTTTTGAGTCAGGGCGATCTCGGAGTCTTTGTGGTCGGTGATGGGGTCCTCTTTGAAGTATTCTTTTAGTTTGTCGGGGACTAGGAACTTGATGAAGCGATTCTTTCCTATGGCCTGGTTCTTTGTGTATAGTGTCATCACTATCCTGTTCTCTATGTGTGAATAGGAGCATGCGATCATTCTTACGAGACACTTACGGAACTGAGTGAGCCAGAACTCCTGGTCTTCGCACTGGATGTGGTTGGCGAAGGCATCGATGTATTCTTCTCCATCCCACGGCTCGATGTTGTCGAAGTAATCCTTGATGGGGTTGTACTCCTTGACGAAGTCCGACTCGAGGATGGTCTGCACATCGGAGATTCCCACCTTCTCGCGGATGCCCATGTCACGCTTGTTGTGCTGGATGAATCGCCAGATGTCGTTGTAGTTGCAGTTCATCCACTCGCCCTTGGGTTCGCTCACCAATTTGTAGCTGACGGAGCGCGACAGCGGATTGCGCCTGAAGAGGAACGTATCGTTGAGGTGCGCCTCGAGGCGTTTGATGTAGGTGCCCGTGAAGGCACCCTTCTCGTCTAGAAATTTTTCATAAATCTTGATTCCCCACCCAAAAATCTTCTCTGCGTCCATGGAGTGCTTGAGGGCAAGCGTTTCGGCCTCGCCCTTGGTCCACTCTACACCTTCTCTGTTGAGCAGTCGTATCTCGGCAAAGACAGAGGCGATCTCCCCTGCAATAATTACGGGCTTGTTAGGTTGAACACTCATTTCAGAATCAGTGGAGCGTCAAGTTCTTTTCTTGTGGGTAGTGATGACTCTTTGATTAGTTCCATCGCGTGTGTAGGAAACTTCATGTAAAGATAGTTGTATATCTTTTTGAGTTCTGCCTCCATGATCTTGGCCTTGGCATGCTCGTTAATTTTTTCGAGCTTGGCCGCATGCATGACGAGTTCAGCGTTCTGGACGATGGCACGGGAACGGTCGTAGAAACTTTCGAGGGTGTCTTTTTCGTATCCGTTGGGCTTGGCGGCCATTAACTTTAAGAAGTCGGCAGAGACTAGGAGAAATTCCTTCAGCGGTGAATCCATAAATTGTCGGTTTGTGTATTTTTTTCTACGTTTTACTATTTACTGAAAAAACCATGCCTGAAAAAAAGACAAAAAAAATTAAGACTTGGGGAGATGAACTTAACTATTTTGTTTCTCGAAGGCAAGAGGTTCGAGGTTAAAATTTCCAGTAACGTAAATTTCTTGAGACTTCCACTCATCGTATACATGCTTTTCACCCTCAGCGACAAACTTACCATTTGTAAATTTAACTCTGGCAATAAAATTTGCTTTTGGGAACGGCATACGAACGTCAATTAAGTCATCCTCGAAAATATCTCTTCCCATCACATCAGGGACACCGACACATCTTAAAACCTTGATGTCGTTATTTAGAATCGTTCTAAAGTAGTGTCCGTCAAAGATTCTGATGCCATCGCTGACCACCTCGTAGCCAGGTATGTTAATGATTTTATTTTCGGGCTTAAGAAAAGCCTTGAGTTGTAGTGGTTGCATAATTATTTTATTTTAAGTTCTTCTTGCGTGAGAGCAAAATATAGGTTCTGTAACTGGTGGACATACTCGCAATAAAATCCTATTGTATCATCGTGTGAGCAGATGAGTATTCTACCGTTCCAATATGATCGAAGGCATCCACCAGGAATTTTGATTTCGTACCCTGCATTTGGATTGTACTTTCTAACATCGGTGAACCCCAATTTCTTCAGCCACTCTTCAGTGATGAATATTGGCTGTATCATTGCGACATTATATTTTCCAATCACATTTGACCATCCTTTACAAAGGCCGACAAAGTCATGCTCATTGTTACCCTTTTCGATCTCTTTGACGATCATTTCTCCAGAGTAGTCATCCCACACCCAGTTACCGATACGCAATTGTTCAATTTTCATGGCTTTTTGCTAATGCAAATATTATTGTACATTTGTGTCATGCAATTCAATAAACTAACACTGATCAACCTGTCCAAGTTGTCCAAGGCCGCAAAGGTAAATTACTTTAAAATTTACTTTCGCAAAAATGGTACTACCAAGATGGAGTTGGATCAAAACGACAAAACTAAAATCGTTAACGCTATTCATAAGGACATCAAACCTTTATTCGAAGAGTTGGGATTCGAGATTACAGTGGTCCCAATTCAGTCCCCTTCGTAGGGTGAATGTTTTTCTTTTGGCGTTCGTCAAAGTTGACCTCTAGGTTCTTAGTTTTTTGTTTCTGCTCGCGGTGGATTTGTTCCTCCAGCGTTTCTTCTTCCTTGAATAAGGTGTTGAATATTTTCTTCTGCTCGTCATTCATGTGCTCGGTGTACTCCTCGTATTCCGCGCCAGTGATGTCGACATAAATAATTTGCTCTTTCTCTGGATAAGGAAGGCCATACAATTCTATTTTTTCTTCAGTGTAACCAAGTTCGAGACACTTGTCGGCAAACTCGCGGTTGGCCTTCAATACATCGATGCCTTTGGTGGGGTAGATTGTGAATGGCATCGCCTCTTGGGTGCCTTTCTTAAAGTATTCAGTGATGTCCTTTAATTGAGATGTGAGCTTGTCGATGGCTCTTGATGCCATGGATGATTTGTGCTCGAGTTCGCGTATTTGCTCGTCATCGAGTTCGATCCTCTCGGAGTGAACTCTTGTTTCGATCCTGTTTTGCATGATCCATTGTCCGAGGGTTTCATGCGTAAGTCCATTGGGGATTGATTTGTGTCTCATAATTGGGTTATTTTTAGGTTGATTATTCATGGGACAAAGATGGTAAAAAAAAAATTGTATCAAAGTATTGTGTACAAAAATATTTTTAGTAGGTTTACATCGAAATAAACAAAACGACAATGTCACAGCTAAAAAAAATGACCCAAGAACTTGCGGAGGCTCGTTCGGTCAAAGATGCCCTGTCCTTAAACTTCGTCCGCGATACTTTTATCCGTAATTATGAGGCCATCACGGGACGCAAGGATGGCAACAACAGGTTCATGTCGGAGGTGTTTCATTATCTTGAGATAATCAACGCCAATGACAAATTAAAGAAGGCCGACCGCTTCAGTCACTTCAGTGCCTTGGTTAAGGCTGGCACAACGGGATTATCCTTCTCTAAGGAGGGTCAACTTTATCCCATCCCCTACGGTGATACCGTCAAGGTGCAGATCGGGGCACACGGCAAGCGTGAGTTGCTCAGAAGGATGCCCTCTGTTAAGTTCGTTGGCGAAGGTCAGGTGATCCTGAAGGGTGACACTTACAAGCACGACAAACTAAACAATATTTTACTTGAACATATTACTTCCGAGAAACAACCACCTGCCACCTTGGAAAATATTGTCGCGTCCTACTTCCGGATAATTTTTAGCGACAACAAGGTCGTAGATGTTGTGGTGTACCATGACGAGATTGTAAAAGCCAAGAGCAAAAGCAAGGATCAAAGTGATTATAATGTATGGAATACCTGGCCACAACAGATGGCCTGCAAGGTTGCCTACAACCGTGGCTACAAGTTGTACTACTCTGCGCCACAGGTGGAGGTGTCTAGCGAGTTGAAAGGACTTGAGGCCGAGGAGGTGGACGAAGAAGAGGTAACAACAGAGGTTACGCATGAGGTTCAAGTGGAGGAGCCAACGACAACCCAGAACACGATGGTTAACATAACGGAGGCACCAGCAGCATCGAAGGTAAAAAAACAAGCCAAGTCACAGGAGGACAAAGAACTTGAAGACTTTTTAAAGTAATGGACTCCTACTACGATACTATCATTCTGGTAGCCGATGCAGTGGTGATGTCGGTACTGTTTCAACTCGCGTATGTGTGTCTGATCAAACTATTTTATGCTAAGAATTAATGAGCACGGTATTGAACCTGGCGTTTACATTGATGATCACGGGTTTAAGGTTGTGGTTCTCGATATCATTGACCATGCGTGGAATGCTGATAAAGAACTACAGGAATTTTTATCTGTGCCGTTTGTTGTTGGCCGCGACTTAGAGCACATGGAGGGCAAGCGTTACATGTGGCCATTGGAAGTATTCAAAAATAAATTTAAAACGAAATGAGCACCGAACTAACCGTACTACCGATCACGACAATAGCAGAGAAGATTGAAGCCAACCTCCCGAGGATTCAGCGTGGCAATGAGATCGCCATTAAGGTGCTCAAGGAGATTCAAGCCACCGAGGTCACAGACGATGAGACTCGCGATGCCGTCATCACCAGACTCACCAAAGTGAGAGACATCTACGCCAAGGTGAACGAGATGAGGGTAGAGATCACCCAGCCACTCGATCAGATCAAGGACTACCTGATGTCGTTCGAGCGACCACTTGATGACAAGGGCAAGGATAACGAATATGCGCTGGCCAAGGCTGTCGTTACTTCATATGACCAGAAGAAGATCGATGAGAAGAAGAAGGCAGAACTGGCCGCAGAGATGCAGCGTCAGGTGGCGGTGTATAAGGCAGAGATTAAGTCCGCTGTGGGCAAGCAACTTGCTGAGATGTTCGCAGGGATAAAGAAGACCATGCTCAACACCATGGCGCAATGGGAGAAGTCCGTCACGATGGAGAACTATGACCACAAATTAGCCGAGATCAACAAGAACACCAATCCAGTTCTTAACGAGGAGAAGTACAATGCATGCTTCCATACCGACTTCAATAAGCGTCATATCCTCAACGATGAACTCACCAAAGAGTACATCGAGTCGCTCAAGCAAGAGAAGGAGTTATCTTATCGGTTGTTCAACACGGCCTACATCAGCACAGCCACTGAAATCAAGAACGAGTATCGCGCCAAGATGCCTGCCATAAAACAAGCATTGCTTGATGCTAAAGATAACGCAGAGAAGGAGGCCGCACGTAAGACTCTTATTGACAAGCAAGATGAACTCAGGCGCAAGGAGGTTGAGTCAGAACTCGCCACGGCAACCACCGCTATCGAGAACCAGAAGGACATGAACATCATGGAGGCCACCTTCGTGGAGCAGGCCACGACTCAAGACCTTAATGCTGGGCCTGTGAAGATCGTGGCCGAGTTTGTCAGTGATCGTTCCTGGCTGGTGCCATTGCTAGATGTCATCGGTAAGGTTGCCACCTCGGGCAAGATTACAACCATACGCAAAAAGAACGGAGACTACATTGATGCCATCGGCTGGTGGCTTGCCAAGTTCGCGGAGACAGGCAAGGAAGTCAATGGCATTGCCTTGAAGGAGACAGCGAAGACCATTGTGCGGAGGAAAAAAGAGGAGGAAGTTTAGTCAACCCAAATGACACTCCTATGAAAGAACTAGAAAGAAAGATTTACAAAATATTAATGGAGGATGCGAACAAAAAAGATTCTCCATTAACCCATCACAATTCAGAAGTATATACCAAAAAGTTGGTAGGGTTCTTCCTTGAGGAAATAAAAGAGGCGTGGAATGATGGATATGAATATGGAGCACGCGAAAACGTGAAAAATATTGAGCATTATCTAAAATCAAAGTACGGGATATGAGCGAAAAACAAAAATATGTAAGGTTGAAAGAATACGATGAAGTAATAATTTTCCCTTGCGTAATGGAACATTCAACATTCAAATACCTTAATCCAGTTAGTGCAGGATTTTGTTATATCAATCCTCATCAACATAGAATTGATTGTTTTGGTGAAAGTGTATCGCTTATGATTAAATCAGATAAAAAAGAAGATTCATTCCAAGCAACTAAACAAGTCTTTGGTTTTGACAGTGCTTTAAAATTAAAAACATTGCACAAATGAAAATACTATTTTGTAAAAAAGACGGATCATGGCACACATACTAATTGATAAGGAAAATAGATGTACTTGTAATTGTGCAACTAAATGTATAGTTGGCAAAACAGGAATGGCTCAAAGGTGCACTAAAGAACAAATTGAGAATGAAGGTCATTATACAGTGCTTGTAACTCGTAATTGGTTTAATGAGTTAAGGATTAGTAATTATAGACAATTAAATATATTCAAATGACTATATTTTGTAAAGAAGACGGATCATGGTGGTGGGCTGATAATGGAGATTATAACCAAGCCGCTACCCCCATAGCCAGAGAAGATTGGGAGAAAGTTAAATCACTAATAGCTGATATTTTTGAGATACCATTAACTGAACGTTGGAACCCCACACCCCTAAAGCTCTATGAGCTTGATGTGGAATTGGAGGTGAGGGAAGAAGTTTATGAACAAGGCCAACTTACAGGGCCATTTGGCAAGAAGGTTGCTCATTTAGTTGAACCAAAACCGATACCTAATGCAACGGGCATTATTCCAGATGCAAACAGAACCTATAATCGTGAACCAAAACAAACTATGAAAGAGAAGAAAGAAGAACTTGAAACAGAGGATGAAAAAGCTTCTGGCACAAAAGGAGCGATTTATCTTCATGGATATTATACCGCAAAAGACGCTATTGAAATATTCAAGATTGAATCCTCTAACGAACAGAGCATAACCAAAGAGATGAGATCAGTGAGAGTAGACTTATTTAGTCCATGCGAAAAAGCCATCTTGAATGCGCAATACGAACTTGAAAAAGTTGGATCAAGTGAGGGACTGACTAAGGCGGCAATATTACTTTCAGAGGCGCGACAACTTGTAACCGATTATTTATGGACAACAAAGAAATAGCAATCAAATTTGG